TCACTCCTTTTCGGCCTCATTCTCATCCGGCAACCTTCCCAGCTCCCGGAGCTTGGCCACTGCCGCCTCATGATAAAACTCAGATCGGCTATAACTTTTCTCTCCGGCCCGCTGTCGCTCAACTGCATACCGATCGATTATCTCCAACATTTTATTGTCGATATATATAGTTGCTTGAATTCTACGGCCTGTCCCTTTAAAATGTCTACCCAGTGCTGTCATGATCCAATCCTCCTGTTAATGCATATCTTTTAATTGCCTCTCTTTCAGCTTCCCTTCTGAGTCCATCAAGTACAGCTTTAATTGCGAAATGGCGTTCTACTTGTCGCTTTTCTACTTGGTCCATGACCTCTCTTGGTGAAACATTCATCGCTTTAGATAAATATTCCCACGCATTTGGTATAGATTCCGTTATTCGATTCATCAAAGCTTTGGAAATTTTATTTTTCATTGGACCAGACTCCTGTTTTGTATTGCCTTTTCCGCCAACTCCTCAATCTCCTCCCGGACCGCCGGATCTAACGCCTCAAGCCACCGTACCGGTATAAATTCCATCCCCCAGATCGCCCCGGCCAATCCGCCGGCGATCGCTCCGATGGTGTCAGCGTCGCCACCTTTATTTACTGCTCTGATAAGCGCTTCCTCAAAGCTAAAATCCTTCATCAAAACATACCACAATGCGGTCCTAAGCGAATCAATAACATATCCGGTTGGTTTTAAATCGTTTGATTTCAATTTCCATATGTCCTCATAGATAGGGAAACTATCTCGCACTATGAGTGTAGCCGCTAATAAACTTAATTCGTGAGTTGGTTGATCAAGAGCGGTATGGATCATAGTTGTATATAACGCGATTGCCTCAGAACTTGTATTCGAAAAATGGGTCATTGCTCCTTGATTTTGAGCAAGCCTCATGGCATCCTGAAGATCTTTATAAAATAGCGCCGGATAAATACACCGCATCAATGCCCCATTGCCGGCTTGATATTCCTGATCCTCATGATAGATGTCGTCCTGCCAATAACCAGATCTGATGTGTTCTTCGATAGCTGCCCGGCAAGTATTGCCGATGTCCTTCGGTCCAGTCCGATACCACTTCACAAATTGTTCCCCAATATGTTGCCGGGGGTGATCCGGGTTAGCCACAATTCCCCTGGCCACACACAAAGTCATGGCGGTATCGTCCGTAGTTTCTCCTGGCTCCAGATTTAGCCACCCGCCACCGATGATATCGCGATGAACCCCATACTTCTTCTTAATTTCATCTTTGGACATAAACTCGACCGTGGCACCCAGGGCATCCCCAATGGCTACTCCTAGTAAAGCCGCTTTAATATTATCCATGATTTTACTCCTTTCTCAAATTATAAACCGCTGTTTGTTTTTTAACAATAAAAATATCAAAATGATTCATAGGCCTTCCGTGCTTGATCCTCGCTTTTCATATCCATCTGCCATTTCATTTCGGCTTCAAGTGCTTTAATGGCTTTCTTGTCAATTTCCAGAGCCTTGGCCGCTAAAATCATGTAGCCGATTGCTTCGCTATTAGACATAGTTTATTCTCCTTCTCCCGGTGTTAAATAATAACCTTCGTCCTCTTTATATAATCGCACTTTGGGCAAAACAAAACCATTTCAAACCATTGACCGGGTTTTGGTTTTACATCATCTGGAGTAAACGGTTTTAAAGTTTCGCCATCGTTAGGGCAAACAAAAGGACTTTTCTTTTCCATTACAGTTCCTCATTTCTCTAATTTATTTAAGAATAGCTTTACTTTTATATCATCAAAAGTTTCCCGATTGTAATATCGCTGTATTATTGTCTTTGCCTCATCCAACAATTTCAGCAATTCGGCGCGGTCTTGGTGGGCCACTAAATAACCGTAATTAGATGAGTTAGGAATTGAATACATTTCCTGTATGGTTTTTTCATGCCTTTCCCTTATCTCTTTCAATGACATCTTCATTCCCCCTTCTCACTAAATAAATCTCTATACTCATAGCTTCTTTTGCATTTATCACAAAAATAATGACCTACTTCCATCGATCCCGGATGACTGGTTTCTATAGACTTTTCCCCTATGCTTCCATCGGTATAAGCAACAAATTTCCTTGATAATGAATACCAAGCCAGATAATACAATTGAGACTCACATGATGGGCAAAGCAAATGATTTTTCATTCCAGTCATCTCTAATTTTTAACAAGGGTATCCTTCGTGGAGATGCTGTCCTCCCTCTTCATCCAGAGTGTAGAAGTATTCTTGATAATTCTCACAGTCTGGATTATCACATTGATAAATATTCCCGACTTTCACCGGATTTCGTGTTACTGGGTAATCTGGATGATACCCTATCGCATTTAAGCAATAATCGGTATTCCCAAATGTATCTTCTTCCTTTAGTTCCTGGCCGCAGTATGGGCAATCCATCAATCCCACCCCAATTCAATTTTTAGATCGTCGATGAGATCCGAGCATTCCTCAAAGGTCATGTTGTCAAAGTCGTAATCATCCTGATCGTACCCGCATTTCTCGATTAAGTCCTTTGCGTAATCGATCATTTTTTCGGTTGGCCATCCCATTAGTATGCCTCCTTCAAAATCAGCCTTTTGACATCCTCCGGAAAATCAAGCCCGCTGTCCTCACTTAGGCAGGCACATCGATCGAGTTCCCCATAGTAAAATTCGCCAAATTCCGGCCGTCGGTATTGGCCGGTTATTACAAACACTTTGCCATTTGTCCGATCCTGTTTGGAGCTCCCTGCGACTATCAGTGTCTTTTGAAAACATTTTTTGAATAGGCTGGCATCAAATTGCGCGTATAGCTTTACATTGCTACAACCAAGGAAAACATTATAATACGGCCCGTTACTAATGCTGCATATCTTTTGAAACCGGTAGATAACCCCTTTATGAAAACCATCAATCCTATTATCGCCACGGGGCTCGTGAATGCATTCGGCTATTCCTTCCCAAAGCACTTCTCCTTCCATAGTTTCACCTCGCTTTCATCAAACTTGACCAAAAGTCTACCCATAAAACACCCCTGTTTTCCGCTGCGGGTTATTTGCCAGCCGCAAGAACATTTGTCTTTGTCGCTTCCGTTTCCGCCCCGCTCACATTCGGAACAGGCTATCCAGAGAAGTCCATCCCGGTCCTTAAAGCTGTATTTTGGTTTAACCATCGATATATGCCTCGTTTTCCCTCATTTTCTCCTCAAGCGTCTGCAGTTGATAGACAATCTGATTAATCTCAAGACGCATTTCACCTAAAACATTCTCTAAATGCATCATCTTACGCTGCATCTCGTGGATTTCCCAATTATTTGCTTTATCATGCAGTTCTCTTTTTATGCTATCAACTTCTCGTTGCAGTATCCCAATATCTGACACCGGTGATTGATATGGCATTCTTATTCATTCTCCTTTTCGCTATTGGCCGGGTTAATCATTGCATCAACAACATTCTCGACTTCTATTTCCAGTTGGTCCGCAGTAAATTGCAGAAGCCACTCAATCGACTTGTCTTCATATAGATGACAGTTTTGTACCCATTGGCTATATATTTTGGCAGTTGATATGGTGGGCACTATTATTCCTCCTCCCGGTTCAGCCATCTTTTAATCCGGTGATATAACGGCTGATCACCTTCAATGTAATTAAAACTCTTGGTCCCCTCAAGCCCTCGAAAACTTACGTGGAAAATAAAAATATTGCCGTCCCGGACATCAATCGATGGATAGATGTATTTGATTTTACGGTCTTTCACGTCCAGCGGGGTATCCCAAAAATAAAACCGGTGGTTTGCGGCTATTTCCTTCGTAAGTTCGTCGAACTGTTCCAAGGTCAAGGCTTTTTCATAGACTTCTTCCGGCATATCGGTCTCCTCTATATAAAATTATCAAAGAACAATCTATATGAAATGGGCGGCATTTTCCCCCATGTGCCGGCGGGTTCCCGCGATCCCCTTTCGGGGATTTCGGCTTGTACCCAACAAGCCAATCGTCAGGCGGGTTAGAGTATTTTCTTATCGTAAAGAGCGGCTTTTAGTTTTATTATTTCTTGGGCTTGTTTTTCGTTCTCGTCAAGCAATTTATTATTTTCTTCCCAATGCCGGCGACAAGCTTCATGAGATTTTTGTACTTCATGTTGCATTTTTTTAATTTCGGTTTGATAGGCGTTTTCTTTGGCTTCAAAATTTAAAGCCATCATCTGCACTCGGAAAAACTTTTCACAGATTAGGGCATCCACCGTTTCCGCACTCCATTCCTGCGCGAAATCCTGTTTGTTTTTCTCACTGCTCATATAAAGGGCTTCGATTTCGTCATATACCGCGCCAGGTATTCTTCTTCCGATGATTTGTTCAAATTCAGTTTGCGTCATTTTCGTCATCCTTTCCGCCAGGGCTTCGGACCTGGCGCCGTATTACGGGCCAATGGCCCGCCGTCTGCATTTAGGCATTCATGCAATCAATTTGAAATTTTTGAGCTTCCTCAAAGGTATCAAAGACATCAAAATATTGATCATAAGTCTTATATTCTATCGCTCTACCGACTACCATCCATTCCGGAATACTCTCCCTCTCCTCTATGAACGCCGTCACCTTTCCGGAATTATAATATCTTTGGTCAACTACATACTTGGGACCATGTAAAAGCCCCTTCATGTATTCCGCAAATTCAATCTTGTTTTTATCTATCAGTTGGCACATCACCATTCGTGATTACCTCCCCGCTGACGCTTTTACCAGTTCGATTTACCTCCGGTAACACATCTGAAGAACAGGCAGGGCAATAGTTCGGAGCATTGTCATTTGCTAAATGATCTTCATACCAGATATAACCACATTCCTTGCAGCTCCATTCTATTAATATCATCTTGTCTATCGCCTCCCATAATTTGGTTTCTATGTATATTATAAACCGCACGCTATTTATAATCAAGAAAAATTTACAGATTCTTGGACTAATTTTCTAAGAATATAAGAATATTAGATTTTAAATAGGCGGATCACCACGATCCGATGATCCGCCACTAAATCAAGCCACGTCCCCTTTCTCGTCCCTCACTCCTTTTATGTAGCATGCCCGGGCCTCAATATCGCAGAAGTCGAGCATGGCTGCCTCAAACTTAATAAGCAGGCTTCGGCTATCCAGTTCCAACTTGGCCGTCAACTCGTTCCATATCCGGTTGACTTCGGCTTTTGCCTTTTGGTATTCCGGAGTTTGGCTTGCCTCTTTGCATGCTATGACAATGCGTTCATATACCGGGGTTTCCCGGGGGATTATAACTGTTTGCTCTGAAATTATCATCGTAAATAAAAACACTCCTTTCGTTTGTCCCTCGAAAGGAGTCTTAATTGATTAACTAATAAGAGATATGATATAATCAAATAAGAAGAGACCCCTTCGTGGGTTGATTCGGTGAGGAGACCGGTAGTCTTGGCGGATTGACGGTTTCCTCAATTATTTTGAGAATTCTTTTTGTACCACTCTAATACTTCGTTTTTCTCAAATCGTACTGCGCGATCAACTTTTCTGATTGGCAGTCCCTTTGCTCTTAGTCTATCAATGGTACGTGTTGATAGTTTTAAAAGGTCAGCCAATTCTTTTTTTGTTAAAAACTCTTCAATCATTTATCATCTCCTCTCTGTCTTATCATGTCTTGCAATGTCATTTTATGGCATTAATATCTGAATGTCAAGTAAAAAATTTAGTCAAAGCAAGGAGTGTTTGATTAATGTTTCTTATAGCTGACTTCGAACAAAAATTTGAAACATTAATGATGAATCGGATATGGTTTTCCGTTCAAGAACTAATAATGGCAACAAGAGATTATGATAACGCGCTCATTACAGTGGAAGCACTTATGCAATATTTAGAAAACAAAAGGGATACTTTTAAAAAAGAGCAATATGAGCGATATGATAAAAAGCTTATTACATTTCGTTTAAACCTTCTTGAGGTCACCGACCGCTGGGAAGAATATGTCGACTATTATAATCAAATTCTTAATGACCGGCCTAATTATTATGTAGAATATTGTTTAGAGCGTAATGACCCGATTTTTAATAAATTCATTCGATGGACAGATAAATGGCATCATGTTCATTTCCTCTATCTTTACCATTACCGGTATGATACTATTTGTAGAAAACTAGCAAAGGTTCAACAAAGAAAGCGTTTAGGAAATCTATACCATGCTAAGCAAAGCGATTTGACCGATGAAGAATTACATCAAAGATATGATAGGGCTATGCAATTGATTAAACAAATGTTATAAGAATATCAGAGATAGATTCTTTCGAAAAATTTGATTCCTTTCGCTCCCTTAATTCTCAGTACCTGGTAAAATTAATTATAACGCGACATAAGTAATTTGCAAACCCTACCATGTCTTGGTAGGGTTTTTCGACGAATTTCGACAAATTTAGTTGTTTTTGTATTTTGCAACGGCCTCCAAGATGCTTTGAACCCCCAGTTTCCGTTTGATATTTTTGGAGTGTTTTTCCACTGTTTTCATCGATATGCATAGGATCTCCGATACCTCTCGGTTGGTTTTACTTTGTTTTTTTAAGCACAGCACCTCTTTTTCCCGTTTGGTTAATGTCCGGCGTTTTCCGTTGTTTTTCGACAAAATTTGAGTAAAAATTTTTCCAGAGATTAAAACTGCATCAAAATCAAACTTATTTTGTAATTTCTGCAATGATTGCAGATCTGCAACTTCGGTGACAATTATGATTTTTCCATTTTTTAAGTGCTCCCGTGCCTTTCCAGAGTCGTCAACTACCACTATTTTGTACATTCGCTGTTACGCCTTCATGCTTGATGTTCCGAGTTCCTGGAAAAATTATATCGTAAACTAGGACAAATAAAAAATCCCGCCATAAACTCGGGATCTCTTTGAACATATATATCGTATGTCGGTTTACTCATTGACGGTATCATTCCGAATATGTATAATCAAGATAATACGAGGGAAGCGCACTTGACAGGCGGGCTTCCCCCTTTGGGTGTATAAATAGCAAAAGGCAGGGGTTTTTATGCCCTTCGATACCTTTTGCTTTTTCCATTATATCACGAAGGCACATTTCATGTACATAAAATGTTCAAATAAATGAGGGGTCGCTTTGGCTGAATCCGACAAATTTAAACGAGTCCCGGTTTTAATCCCCTGGGATATTTATCGTGATTTTGAAAAGCTGGTTCAAAAGAAAACCGGCCGGGATAGGATATCTCCATACATTGTTGAAATGATTGTGCAGGCAATTGAAGAAGAAAAAAAGAAACAGAAATAAAAAAAGACCCTCACCCAAAATGGATGAAGAGTCTTTTTATTTTATGTTCTAGCTGGCCGGATTCGCCAGGATTGATTTTAAGGCCAGGAAATTGTATACGGAGGTTTTTTGTACTACCCCCCCCGGTTCGATTAAAATTTCATGGCAAAATTCCAAGATTTTAGATATTCTAATCAAAGATTTAGGGATAAAAAGAAGAAGGAAAAGCCCGGTAAGAGTTAAATATTTTTAATATATGATGATACAATGATTGGATGGTAGGAGGCTACAATAATGGATGAAACGACTTTCAGACGCGAACATGAATGCTTAAAAACAGCTATTTATGCGCTGGGCGGCGACAGAAAATCTAAAATCGCGCTGATAAAATCTTTTGGGGAAGCCCATGGATTGGACATGTCTTATTTGGATATCCTCGACGAGGATAAATTAATAGAAGAATGCGTGGAAGCCTATACTGAGGAAGAACTCGATCGTATATCAGCATATCTCGAAGGTCGAGACCGTGTGTGCGCCATGGAGATATGGGTTGAAATATATGGTGGCGGAATCGATGATCTAGATAAGTTACATGCCAGAGAAATAAATACAATTCTGGGGAAAATCCCTGGCTGGAAAAAATATAAAAATAAGCTGAGATTCCAAAAATATGGACTACAAAGATGCTTTGTAAGAGATGTAAATCCTGCTAGTTGATTGGCATTTTTGACCCAATACTATCAAAAGTTAAGAATTATTGATAGTATTGGGTTATTTTTTATATGTAATTAGACTGCTCTGTTAATCAATGGTTGTAGATATATCTACCGGAGTTCCACCATCATATGAAATTCTTCCCGAAAGTAGCCGCGAGGCACCGTTCTTGGTAATAGTAAAAGTCCCGGTAACTGTTTTATCGGTTTTAGACCTTGAACCATCCAATTTGTCAGTATAAGATATCGTGCCCGTATAAGCATAAGTTCCGGTTCCATCAGTAAGATTTCCGTTAGTTATTGTTAGCGTCGATGAGCCGGTATAAACATCATCCCAACCGCCTACTGCAGGGAGTGGTTTGGTATTATTGGCATAAGTTGTTCCTTTGCTATCGTCTCTATAATTTGATTCTTGAGTTCCGGACCAAGTATTATCGGAATTCAGGGTTGCAGTAAAATTAAAAGATCCCTGGAAAGCAAGCGTCCCTTCAGCGTAAAGCGGTCCATCTTCACCATACGCAGGTGGAGTAATTGTATCCGTGCTAGTTCTCTCTCCATGAAATTTTATTGTAGAACCATCCTGCCGATATTTATAAACCATGCCGCTCGGGACATTAGTAGCATAGTACCAACCATCATCATGCAGAGTCCATTTTATATCAGCCGGTGATGTGCTTTTGAGAATAAAATTTTTACTAACGAGGTTTGCGGCTATACGTGAAGAGGAGATCATACCACCTTCATTTGCTTTGGCTTCTGCTGCATCTTTGGCTTCAGATGAAACCGTATCAGCATCAGACGATGCACCAAGTTTGGTGTTGATATCTTTTGAGGTCTGATCTAGGTCATCATCACCGCCGCCTCCGCCCCCGCATCCTGCTAAAAGTAACGCAAAAGCCATCAATAAACCCAAAAAAATCCTTTTCATGTCAGTTATCTCTCCTGTATTATTATTACCATAATAAAATGGCAGTATAATCATCGGAAATTTAATAAAAAAGTTTACAAATTTACTGAAATAATAAAAAAACCCCGCTACCATCCCGGCAGCGGAGAATACACTATATCATATATTTTAATATTTAAAACACTGCAAAAATCGCAACTGCTACCGCCAACCACTTCTCAATCTTTTGCTTTCTTATTTCCACCCGCAGCCGTTGTATTTCCGCCTCCGCCTGCTCCCTGAATTGTACCGATAATTGCTTGACATCGATCATTGCTTTGCTGGCATCGGATAATTGAATCTCTAACTCCTGAGAGCGAGCTGCTGAGTTCTGAACTTGTTGCTGTAATCGATTGAAAGAGTTTTGCCAGGTCATCTCTTTCTGCTTGTAATTGGCTAATTGTTCGATTAGCAGTTTGGAGCTCAATTCGGAGTTTTCCAGCCTCTTCAAGGCAGTCGCTAACTCGGCCTTCTGCATAATTAACTCGCTCATCAAGGAGTTTAATTGTATCGATATAATCTCCGGTACCGGCGGATTTTTCGCTGCATTGGCGATAAGCGGTGTAATAGCCAAGGCCAAAACAAAGAGCGATAGAAAGAAAAACAAAAATAAAGCATACTTTTTTTGCTTGCTTTTCAGTTTGCACAATTAAATCTCCTCCTGTTTTTTGGTTTTTTCCCATGCAATTGAAACCGCATTCAACGCCCCCCATATTCCGGTGGGTCCATTTACCGCAATAAACAATGCCGGGGCGTCCGGACGGTTCCAAAAGAGCCAGCCATAGATAATAGCCACATTAAAAATTTGCGATGATATCAGCCATGCGGCGAATAGTTTATTCCGGGTCCGGGTTTTCCATCTCTCTGGCCTTTCCATCACCACTCCGCCCCTTCCCACCATTCATTCGGACGAGGGTTTTTCTCGGTGAAAAATGGGGTAAATAGCATAAATACTAAATCGAAATGTACGAAAGTATAGCCATATGCCTTATATCCGAACCGAGGCTTAGGCAATCCTAGATTTTTAGCTGCCTGCTTAAACAATGTCACGAGAGCAAGATAAGTGGTACCGGTTGGAATAGCTAAGTCTAAAGCCGCCCCTCGGCAATGAGGGGAATAGGTGGCAGCCTTATATCCGATCTCCTTTAGGTGTTTTTGATAGGCCTCAGTCCGGTATCCAGAATTAATTCCAATTGGCCTGCCTAGCAACCGCCTGGCTTCCTCAAAACAGGAAATTACCGGTTCAAATATCATCACTTCGCCAGTCCAGTTATCATCAACCTCATATTTTGCAATATGCGGAGATACATAAGGCTGGCCATTCTGCAACAAAAAAGGAACCTCTTCCCGGCTCCCGTCACGCTTGATTAAAGTATAGGTAGTCATCTATATTCCTCCCTTCGTTCTAATGCCTGCATCCGTACATCCATGCTGCCCATAAATTTTTGTATTTCCTTGAGAATTTCGTTGGTTTCCCTCTGATTCTCCTGCGACTTGATGTTAAGTTCGATTAATTGCGCTTCTCTCTGCTTGCTGTCTTTAAGGCTTTTTTGGTATGCTGACCAGATCAGAAACAATGCCAAAATGACCGCAAAAAAAGCAACTACGATAACGATCGCTGTTGCTCCGGTAATGCCCCCGCCGGCCATATCGATGGCCTGTCCGGTTTTGGTTATGATTTCAGGATTGAGATCATTCAATAGATCACTTCCTTTTCCTTTTATTGACAATCTACCATACGTGAATTATACTTTTATGTACATAATATGTGCTTTAGGAGGTGATACCAATAAAACCATTTTTAATCTTAATAATCATTTTAGCGTTAATGGTAATAGCTACCCCGACTTTTGCCTTAACTCAATCCGATATTGACCAGATTAATGCTGAGTTGCAGGAAATTGCGATAAAACCAGTTGAAGGTGATACTCCAACCGAACCCAGCCAATATAATTTTTGGAAGGGGCAATTTGACCCCATGACCACGGCTGATTGGCAACTACAAACAGCGCTGATAATTTTGCAAATCGCCGATTGGGGGCAGACAAGAGATATAGCCACAAATACTTTTAACGGTGCCGGATGGAATGACGAAACCAAAGAATTTTACTATTTTACTAACTACAGAAAACATGAAACAAATCCGATTCTTGGAAACCATCCATCTATTGGAGAAGTTAACTGTTATTTTGTTGCCTATATTATTGCAACGACAGTTGGCACTTATATTATCCCCCAAAAATACCGGCCATATTGGCAATGCTTTTTTATACTCGACGAGCTCTATTTCGTGTCACGCAACGCCAAGTTGGGCATAAAAATGAAATTTTAAACGTTTTCTATTGCCAAATCTAACCATATATAAAATGTATCGTTGGCGCTTTGGTCGTAAGCCGCTATATTGCGCGCACCGCAGAAAAATATATTATGGGAACGACCTGACATGCCATAGGATTCGTCATAAGTAAAAAGCGTTACGTTTGGGAAAACTGTGTCTACGTCTCCAGGCATTGTGTAGACTTCATGTGTAACTTCTAGAGGGTTACTTAAAGATATATAACCTACAAAAAAGCGAAACTGCGGATGGATAATGGCCCTCATGCCTTTAAGCACTAATTTTTGTCCTGGAAGTAAGTTTATAGCTAAACGTCCACAAGATCGAATGTTGTTTGCCGGTATTGTAACCCCCAATGGGATATGCATGGTTATCGGAAATCTCTTATCCCCTTTTGCTGCTTCGGCTAAAGTCGCCGTAGCCGCCAAAGTCGCCTTCTTCGCTGTCATCCCGTCTGCTTCAAAAATATCCTTAAATGATTTTAATACCGTATCATACCAATTTAGCCCGGTAATGGCCGCGATTTGTCTAGCCATCCATGATAACAGCTGGGTTATTTTTCCGGTGTTATCTCCTCCTTCAAGTTCTGGATTGACGGTCCGTTCCCCGATCATATCATCTGTTATACTACCATCTGCAGGAACAATTATGTCGGCTATTACGAATGCTCCGGCACCGCCGTCGGCAGCCGCATCATAAGTCAGCAAATATAATTTTTTAGCTAAAATCATATCAACCGTGCTGATTTGTACTCCTTCTGCATTAACAATCTTCTTAACTCCTAGACTTACACCGTTATGCCCCAATATCTCTAATGTGGATGCCCCGGTATTGTTATATAATGGAATAAAAATGATGCGCACATCATTATTAAGTTGTTTCACCGGCAAACTGATTTGGTATGCGTTCGCCGCTCCATTTGTTTGTATTACACTAGGCGTTTTAGTAATAGTGTCTAGCTTGGCAAAATTCTCGGATACTTGCTCAATATCCGCCCCATCGGTCGTAATTGCTTCCGGTAAATAGAAATTATAATTACTGCTCCTCAACATTAGCGTATTCCTCCTTTAATTTCAGCCCAGTTTTTAGCGGCCACCGCCGCCCAAGACAGAATTTTATATTCATCCCATGTATGAGTTTCCGTGCCCAGATCCTCGTATAGGACCTGCCACCAGTTCAGTTCTTTCACTCGCGCCCAAGATAGCGGCTCCACATCGCTCCAATGGTTATAAATGGTTTCGATGAGGTACGATTTATGCGCCGGCTTCATGTCCTCAATTACAGCCCGGGCCTTTGCCTCTTGTTCCGCCGTTAGAATTCTGGTCTGGACGGCGAAGGTATAGGCGACCGCATGGACGATGGTTGCCGTTTTACCTGTGACTTTTTCGATTGCTTTTTCCAATCTATCCGGATTAACGACAACGCTCTGTTGCATTTTGGCAATGATTCGGGTCCGGCGTTGTTCATATGGAGCGCTTTCCTTCCGCAGCAAACTCCAAGCGTCCTCCCACCAGCCCAAACTCCAAGTAGCAGTGAGAGGGTTGAATTGAGCCTTGATATTTTCGATCATCTCTTCCGCCGATCCCCATTCCATGCCCAGCGCCTGATAGATAATTTTCATCACCAGACTGTCTTTGTAGATCGGCGCCACCCAGGACAGCATCTTTTTCCCGGTTTCATTAGTCAAATCAATTTGCGCCATCCATCATCATCACCTTTCAAGTTATGACAGTAATTGCTACGTCCCCGGTTATAGGGTAATAATCCAATGGCAGGTTGATATTCTCTTGCCCGTCTCCTAAACGGACTGCCACAGTATTATTGATGATACTTGCCGGTCCGTCTGTTATTTCGACGGTTTTGTTGCTGGCAGTGTATGAGGCAATTGTATAATCAATACTGTCGATGCGGATTAAATCGCCGGTCTGTATCTCCGGATGCCCATTCGTAAGCACCATGTAACCGGTTTCGGGATTGTAAGAGGCCACTGTATCCCGTATTCTTACTTCAACCGTTTGATAATCAGTCACGCCTGCGATGTCGGTAAAAATGGACTTGATTAAATTAAATCTGATTATTTTTTCTTCCCGCGCGCGGACATAATATTTCAAGACGTCAGTTTTAAAATCGAGAATAACTGTATCTATATCAGCGTCGCTTTTTAAGATTAACGTGGCATAATAATTGATGTATAGGGCCAGCGGAGCATCAACCGTTACGATGGCATCTGTCGGCGCTAATCCGTCGTCTCCATTCGGGCCGGTGATATAATCACGTACCCGCTGCAAAACCACGCTGCCGGCTGGCAATCCATCTGTGCCTAAGCATAAGACTTTAACCGTGCCAGTACCTTTGCCTAACCATTCCGGGATGCAGTATGCATCTTTAACGCCGGCGACCTCTTTCGCCCACCGGACGTAATCATATTTGGACCCAGAGCCCGGATTTTTTTGCCGCTTTTCCAGTATCCGTTGTTGATATTCTTCGTTTGATTCGATGTCGGTACCGCCACTTGCGTCCTCCGCATTGTTAACACTGGTGATCCCATCTTTTGATTCTGATTGCAATGATATCGATCCGGCCTGGACATTGCCAATCGATCCGGCCTCGACTGCCCTGGCATGCACTAAAATTGTTCCGGATTCAGGTATTGTCGCTTCTTCGGTAGTTGCGAATTCGCTGCCTGGGACATCCCCTATGGTCGGCGTAGCAAACCGGAATCCCGCCGGGATATATGTCCCTTGCGTTCCCGTTACAGTTAAATCGACTTCTGCTGGGGCAGCCGGTTTCCGTATTACACCATCCGCCGCCCCATGCCTGTCCAGATCTTCATCAAGTGCATATTGCGGAACCCCGGCCTTAATAACTTCATTGAGTTGGAATTGTACTAAACTTGCCTTTTCGATAGCAGCCGGCCGGCAGGCATCCCAAAACATTGATCCTTGGGATACATCTAACACATCTTTGGCCTTTCTTCCCGCCCCGACATCCACCTCGGTCATCCTGTTATATATCGTATCCGTGGTTTCGGTCAGCAAAAATTCAGGCGTCTCATAATCTTTGATTTCAATGGCCAATTGTCTCCCTCCTTTCTTAAGAAAATTAAGCGGCAGCCGGCAACGTCATATCTAAAGTGATATTTGTGCCATCGCTGGCCGTCACTTCAAACGCAACCCAGATCGAATCGCCTTCCCACTCAAAGCTAAAATTTGCAACATCATCAGTGCGGGAATCAATTTTAAGGGCGTCGGTAATACTCTTGGCTAGTACAACCTCCTGTGCCTCTCTGGTTGTTTGAGCCCGGAATAGATTATAGTCAATCCCGGCATCATTGTTATAACCGAGCAATGCATATCTGACGATGTACATCTGCTTGATGCACCACTGGCGCCAGGCAGTGTAACCATCCGCTATTTGGACCCGCTTGGCGCCATCTAAAACAAAATCGCCCTGCACGTAATCGAATAAAAAATCCGGTTTAAAAACCGGAATCTGGTTAGCTGAATCACTCGTTAATACCGGTGTTGAGTCAAACACCGGAAACAATTGCGGCATGCTTATTCACCGTCCTTTACGATATACCCAAGTTATGGAAGCGCACGACTTTGGTCATAATGACAGGCGTCCGGTTAGCCCAGGCCACGAGGACTCGATCACCAGGCATAATGGGATATAATCTGGTCGGTAATTTAATATGGTGCTTATGAGGACCTTGCTGTATTACCTCATGAAAATGGAGTACCGGACTATGGTCTGGTATGGTATAGCCTATTTCGGTTGTCTCATCATGTAACCCGGATTTAAATTCCTCATGCTCTTCTCCGTCATCAAGAGTTCTTTCAAATGGATATCCTAGGTCAAACGTCAGCCATTCACTTACCATGTATTCAGTTTTTGGAATAATGATATCCGGGGTTGAATCAAGCTTTAATCCTAATCCGCCGACGATACTCCCCAGCTCCAACTGGGGCGCTCCGGCTTTTTCCGCATGTGCGCTCATTCGTTCTTCAATTATATTTGCGAGTTTATTTATTCCGCGGTTACCCTTCATGTAATCTTCACCTCGATGGCCATCCGGCGTTGTAAAGCATTATGCTGGACAGCCTCAACAAATGATTCGATTTTGCGTTCTCCGACCGTGAATTGGATCTTATCTCCTTTACGGACCGGAGGGATATCGATTGTTTCGAACGTCAGCGTTTTTGCAGGCGATCCTCTTTCATTGATAATGGTTTGCGCTGCTCGTTTAGCCTCAGCCAGTGACATATCCACGTCATGATACATGATTTCCTGCAATATCCCGAATTCGGTTTTTCCATTGACCACAGCATCCACCGGATTTTCCTGATCATCCCCGGTATCTGATAATATCTTTACCCGGGTAACTAGATCTTCAATGCTCTGTTCATCGGTCACCCGGTTTATGATATTCGGCGTGAAATTCCATACCACCGAATTCTTGGCTACCGGCTCGATAACAAGTGTCCCCTGCACATCTTTGACGACATATTCTCCGTCTCCCTTCTGCCGTGCTTCGTCAAGCAAGGTCAGAATAATTTCGGCAATAGTATCACTCCTGAATAATCTCCCTTTGGCCATTTTTGTTGATGGTCCCTTATATTCGTAAGGCACATTCCATCGGTCAAGCAGTCTTGTAATCGCCGCCTTACATGTTGTTCCGGCTGAAATATATAACTGATCTTGGCTGCGCTGATAATACCACAAACTATCGTATGCGGTTAGACTGAGTTCTCCATAATTATCTAAATCCAAGTTCCGTCGCACAATCGGACCCCGGAAAACTTCAGTCGCCCCTTGTCCCCAATCAGCATAAATAAAGAGCCTTTGATTAAGTTTAATTTTATTAACCAGCGGCTCTCTACCAACATAAATATTTGGTATGATAATACTTGTCCGGGATGCTAACTCTCGGCGATTTTCTTCCCACAGCAATTCTGTTAATATTGGCTTGGAATCAGGAGTAACATCCGGCGTCAAATCAATCTGCCCGCCATTTTCCGTCACAATGATCGCCTTGTATCTTAATTTGCTTACATCGATGGTTGGCATAACGCATCAACCCTTTACGATAGTTTAAGTATTTGGCCGGGATATATTTTATTTGGATTTTTAAGCGGTCCGGAAGGTTGCTTATTTTTGGCGAATATTTCCGGGTATCGCCCCCCATTGCCCAGGTGTTTTTCGGAAATTGCCCAAAGCGTATCCCCTTTTTTGACGGTATATGTTGTGGCAGGCGTTTGTGGCCGTGATTCCTTTTTCTGCTCTTCCGTCGTTGTTATTTTTAAATCAATGGCCTGAACCAATGACAATGAATATTGAATATCTCCAAATCCTCCGCCATAAACCGGTTCATAAGATTGGATATAAACATCGAGAGATATCAATGTATTAGGAATCACGAACCGCAATTTAGTACCCTTTTGCTTCCACCGTTGCAAAAGTATATCCAGCGCTTTGGGATGTATCCACACTGTGATAATGCTCATGTTTCGCCGCGCTGGTCCCGGCAAAATTCCTTCCCAGGATATTTCATCAAGTTCGTTTCCATATGGGATCTGTACAGTTCCTATACTAAGGATGTCATATGTCAAAAATTTTGCTCCCGTCTTTAGGTTGATTTTTTCGGGTGTCAAAGGAAACATCAAACCGCTTTTGATATTTCCGGTGTCCCCTAACTCCCATAGAGATAGGGAAGATATCATATTCCGCACATTGTTGACAGTGGGCAAAGATAATCGCGATGTAACATCACTTACACTGGGTAGTATATCGGGCATGTGATCCCCTCCTTACTTCGTTGGATTAAAGACGGGCATGTTACCGAAATTCTGGCCAAGCAGATCAGCTATTTTATTGGCCATTTCATTTGCTGCCTGTCCTTTGTTCGCCCGTAATACCTTCATAACGTCTTCGGCGGTGGCAGACGCATTAATCACAATTGATGAGCTGTCCTTAACTTCTATAGCAATTTTTGCGGGGGCGGTTTTGCCCAGTGCGGCCGCCGGATTTAAGGTCTTATACACTTCCGGGAAAAATTGTTTTTGCAGTTCCAGTGCGCCGATAGCTCTTTTATCTCGTATTTTTTGATTCCTATCCCGTTTGCCTTGTCCCCATTTGTCGTCTGCCCAGGTGAGCGCTCTGTCATAAAGTTCGCCTATTACCGAATAACCGCCAGCCCCCCAAAGGAATTTTCCGCCTCGGCCCATTGACCGCCCCAACATTTTTCCGGCCAATTTGCCGCCCAATCCTACCCCAAGCCTTTCACCAGATGTTTCAGCCAATGCCCTGCCCGCTACTCGTAGTTTTTCTCTGCCCTCAGCCTCAATAAATGATGGGATATTTAAAAGTATTGCCGGCATAAGAGCTTTCATTGTATCTCCTGCACCGGGACTAAATTTTGATAATCTGCTCGTCTTATTTTTCAGCCATCCGAAAACTCCGCTCTTCTTGGGCGCTGCTTTTAGGGTTTCCCGGACAATTGGATTACCGAACCGATCAAGCAACTGCTTGGTTGGGGCTGCCATCACTTCCTCCGCTGCAGCCATTCCTCCCATTCCGCCCGCCACGGTCGGAACCATACCTTTTGTTTTCCCAAGCAAGCCGCCGAATAGTTTCCCTAGTGGTTTGCGGAATAGGAATGCTAACGCACCCATTCCTGCGATTTTCCCCCAGTCAAATTTACCTTGGGCAGCGTCAACTACAGTTCCCCCAACCATTTTAGGTATGCCCTCGGCTATCCGTGCAGCTAATTTTGCGGGTTGGATGGCCTCCAAAAATCCCTCAAAAAATTTTTTGCCAGCAGTGGTCCCGGCATTAACAAACGGATCCGTCGATTTAGTATCCGAGGCAATTCCAAGCGCCGTATTCACAAACCCGGCCATCGTGCCTCCCAGCATCTTTCCCATGCCTTCCGCAATCTGGGCGACTTGTTTCTCACCGCCGCTATTCCACCATTGTCCAAACGGTTTGACTATAACCTCGTCCCAGAGCACTTTAAATTTTTTACTGAACGTATCAGCTTTCCGCCAGGCGTCGCTCTTAAAGGCACCATCTAACCGCCGGACGAATTTATCAATTCCGCCTACTAAAAAAGTGCTGAAGCTCTCACCTAGCTTTTCGAGATGATCTCCCCATCGTTCGAGCGTATCAATATTATCGCCCAGGAATTTATTAAAGCTGTCCATTCCCTTGATAGCGCCTTTTTGTAATCCTTGCCCCCAGCGAGTAAATAAATTAACGCTCAACACGTCCTTGATCTGGGACCATAGACCGCCGACGGTCCGGTTTGCCATCTTGTCCATCATGCCTTTATACTCTTCCATACCCTTCAGGATCATTTCGATGGCCCGGTCTGCACCCACAGCACCTTTTTCGATCATCTTCATGGCCTGGGGAGTCGAGACCCCCAGACCCTTGGCGATATAATCCCGGGCTCGTATACCAGCTTCCGCCAGTTGATTGATCTCTTCTGCCGAGAGTTTACCTTTTGACCTGATTTGAGTAAGAGCTGTAACAATCCTCGCCATGCCTTCCTGGCCCTTTCCGATTCCCGCAGCGGCGTCTCCAATACGCATCATATCCTTAAAGATATCGTTTTTTCCCCAACCCATGGTCAACATCCGTTGGGCTTGGGTTACAACTTCCATTGTCTCAAATGGTGTTTTAATGGCGAATTGTTGGATATCTTTCATCATTTGTGTAGCTGCTTTGCCGCTTTTGAGCATGGTTTCAAATCCGGCCTTAGCGCTGGCTAGGTTGTCCGCCAGATCAATAGGGGCTTTTACTAATCCCAAAAATCCGGCACTTCCTGCTATCAACCCTGGCAAGCTTAACAACGATCGGCGTAGTAACCGTATTGGAGCAAGCGCCACATGGACTGCCTTACCCATCCCAGTAAATATCCTGTTCGCGATCGAGCCCATACGTCCCAGCGATCCGCTTACTCCAGATACCTCACCTTTAAACTTGTATACATCCTTCGTCATACGGTCGATTTTTTTTTGAGCGTTAGTTGCCCCGGGTTCGGTACGGTCTGTCACATCAACCGGTATGCTGATGATATATTCCTGGTCAGCCATATCAGCTCACCTCATTCGTTTTCCTTTTCGATTTGCCAACGGATTGCTGCATACATAAAAGCACGAACACCGGCAGGTTTTGCCAAAACCTCATCCGGTGTTCGTCCTGTTCTCAAAAATATTTGCTGCAGCAGATATGCTTGTCCGCCGGCGTCTATGAGTTTTTTGTGAGATTACCAATCTCTTCCTCATCACGGTATCCACAAAATTTCTGGATTTTATCGTATACAGCGTCCTTTTCTCCCGATGCCAACGCCCGACCTATGACCTCAATACCATCCAAGCAATTCAATTTTTTCTTAGCCTCCGGATTATCCCACAGCTTTTTGCGGTCATCTTCGATTGTTGCCCTGTAGATGACCTCACTGCTGAACCTTACATCATCAAAGTCGCTCCGGACCTTTACGCCAATGCTATTCTTCACAAAGGTGCTATTGCGGTCCTTGATTTCCTTGACCTCGTCATCATCCAACCGCCGTACCCGGAATTTAAAAAATACTCTGTCGCCGCGCTGAATGGTAATGGTCGTCGTATCATTATCTTTGGATTCGACGGCAGCCATAAGACCGGAAAGTAAATCTTCTTCCATCTCCAGCAGATCCTCTCTAGTCAATTCTTTTATTTCAGCAAGTTTATCTTGCATATTTGATTACCCTCCTCAATCACGATTTAATATACTCTTGGAGATCGGGCGGTTGATTGACCCGCATGGACCATGCGCGATCAATAATCGTTCCCGGCTCGACTTTCTGTAAATCGATAGTTCCATCAGGCACACATTCGCGGTAGATCAGCCGTTCAAATTTTCCCCCTGGAGCCTGGAGTTTCCCTTGAAAATTAAACACAACTTGTTCTCCGTTTTTAAGGGCATCCATAAATTTCGTGAAGAGTACATCATCAGCTACCACCGTTTCGGTCAATGTCAAAGATACAGTGTAGGAGACCATGAACGCTGCCACCTGTGGACTGCCGGCTGGTTGATAATCAGTATTGTTAATATTAATTTGGGTGTTAAATGTCGGTATTTGCGCAAAAAAATTGCCGCTATCGTCAAATAATTTCCCGTTATAACCCGGAATAATTTTACGGGTGTCAAGACTCTTCTCCATATATATCAGCCTCCCTTACGACGTCACCGGTGCAAACCGGAAGTTATATGTTTCATAGATCTTCTCGGCGCTATCGATATCATCAACCGCGATAATAAACCAGCAACTATCTCCTTGCGGTGGATTGGCCGAATCTTCAGTTATTGCTCCACCCGCAAGCAATTTCCCTTCGCGGATCATCCGATTGATCTCGCCTTGGGCAGATGCAATGATAGTCGCCCGCCCATCCGGATCATTGTTGATCTTACCGACCAGTGGCTCAACTTGAGCATCGATTCGATCAAATAGCTCAAATCTGGTCCTGACACGGCGGATTTTCTTCCAGCCGGCGTCCTGGGTCGCTGAAAGAGTGATCAGAGTATTAACTCCATATTCGACCTGTACCTGTCCGGAAGAATTGATCGTGAACACCAGGGCGCCGCTGGTAATGGCCTGCTCAATCTGGGAGTTAGTAAATGCCTCGGTCACATCCTTACCGCGAGATACCACCGCATGAGTCAGGCTCTCGTTGCTAGGTGTCGCCGCAATCATCCCGCCAATTATGGCGGCCGCCTTATAGCCCTCATAAACATTCCCGCTGGTGTCCTCATAGCCGTTGAGCACATATACGATTTTAAAATCATTGTAGGCGGCCGCATCTTGCCTCCGGGTATCGAACGCCACAGTCTTGGGCTCGCCAACAACCAAAATAGCCCGTTTGCCCTCATCGTAGATACGATCGAGAAACGCATCGGCAATTGCATGGACGGCGATATCATTAGTATCCAAGCACAAAACATTGAATTGAACTGCCTCTATCGCAGTAAACGCTGTCGAATAATCTGTATTACTCACAGTCGGATTTGCCCCACCACTTAAGGCAGTTGCAGTAAATGCCGCCAAAATCTTATTGCCGTCAGTGGTCTTAGTGGCATCAAGCCAGGCGCTGCCAGCATTAACCGCTGCAACCAATGCCGCCGGTTCACCATCACCAATCGATCCTTTGGTAAAATAGATAATCTCTTTCAGCGTTGTCCCGTCATACACCAGCAGTTCGCGCAAGGTTGTATCTTTTAAGCTATCACGCACAGCCACCCGGATATTTCTATCTCCTTCATATTTGGCGGTTAAGGTGACTGCACTTGCCGGAGTTTCGGCCGTGTCTTGCAAGTTTTTGGATCCTTTTGCCCCGGTTCCAGCCTCGCCAAGTCGGACCGCTTTTATAGTAGCTCCTTGTTGTAATGCAAGATTAATAATTTCGGTAGTTCCGCCGCTGCCGTAAACATTATCGATTTCGGTTTCACTTTCGAAAATCTTCACGGTATTGATCGGTCCCCAGTTTGCCTGTATTACACATGCTACTACATCAATGGTAAATGCCGATGCTGGCGCCAGGCCGACGTTTTGGGTCCGGAAATATGACCCAGGTCTGATTTTTTGTTCGCCAATTGTAAAAGTGCCGCTCATCGTTTACCCTCCTTTTTGCAGAATTTCTCGACTATCCGCCGTGCCTCGTCGATGGTGCATTCGGTGACTTTCGCCGTTCTCAATGCGGCGGTAACAATGTCCGGTTTACTGCCTAAGATTTGTGCATGAGCAGATAACTCAGCGACAGTGTAAGTACCGGCGTTCGTTCCTTGCTCCACCGTAGCGCTCTCGTTTTGATTTTTAGTTGCCATCTTAGCTCATCCCTCCTTAAATTCAATATTATTAAGCTTATAATCTGCGATCGGTGTCGGCCGCAGCACTCCATAGCGCCCAGATACCGTGATTTGGCCTACCGAAAGCATGTCGCCATTTGAATCCGCATTGATATTTCCAAAAAACAACATTGGCGAATCATCAGGCAGTGTAATTGTCCCTGCCGCTGCGAGCGCATCTGTAATTTGTCGTATATATGGGATTCGATCTGTAGGCGACGGAGCCATTACATGGCAGGCGCAACTTGCATTAAACCATGCCACTGCATTTGTTAGTTGATATAATTCCTCTCTCGCGAATCGCCAATATATAGCTGGTTTGACTGCAGTCGGTTTCCAGACTGGCTGAGTTTGCGGATTCCCGTTAACAAAAAACGCTCCCTCTTCATTGAGTAGCGTTCTAGTCCAGGAGATTAATCCGGCAATCGGATCCGGTTTTGGGTTCCCTGGGTCATCTGGTAGGGTTTGTTTCGGGAAAGCTAATATATCCAATATTACGGTCATTCCCGTGACCTGTTCATCAACTTCATCCCATAAATCCGACCGCTGCCAGCGGGTGGCCAGTGTGCCCATATTTGTTTCATAGAACGTTCCATCGAGTAACCGTTTGAGAATTTCCTCGACAACTTCCGGTCCCGTTTCATCATCCAGTTTCGTTACTATGTCGATGGTCACGATTCCACTAACCTTCCGTTCCGGATCGTCCTGAAACACTGCCAAATATGTTAGACGGGGGTATTGGGTTCCATGCCAATCTTTATTTCCATCCCCTGGTGCCTGTTTTTCAAACACGGCTGGAGTGTTTTTATACTGGACTAATTTTTCTGCCATCTCCGCATCAGTGATAAGTGTTTGGCGTATCAATTCTTCAATCGTTGCCACGTTATCCCTCCCCGCCGCTTATTTCAGTGGATATTTTTGACGGTATATTCTGACGATATTGGGCATAGCCATTTTTTGAATCCACTTTCTAAATGGCCGTGGTTTTAAGTTAGGAGCGCCGTTCTCCAGGGTATCGGCTAGCGTTCTACCGGTTTTAAGCCGGATTTGGCTGACGATAGCCGCTTGAACTATTGTTCCTTTCGGCGATTGGGTCGCATGCGGACGAACTATCCATGATCGTCGTAAAGTTCCGGTCCGGACGGCCGGCGGTTCCCCGGGGGCTGAGGCAGTATAAAACTTCGGCTTTTTTTTCTTGATCTTGCCGCTTTTAGTTACATATTGTCCCGGCCCTGTGAAAGGAACCCGGTATACCCGCCCAGATCGTTGCCCGGCAAGCACTTGCAATTCTGCATTTCGGAGTACGTTTGACGCCCGAAACGACCGGCTTTTTGCTTCGGTTGTTACCTCAATTACTACATGTTTTGCGACATTGGGGATAATAATCATCCGGGACCGCCTCCCTTATCCGGCCGCTCCTCGCATTGATAAATAGTCCAGAGATTCAATCCGCCAGGCGTTTCAATACCTTGAATATACAGATATTTATTGTCATCGGTTTTAAGCCGATCACCTGTTACCGCCTGGGGTGCTCCTTGCACGGAAATTGAATGAGTGATTGGGTGTTGGGCCTGCCGGTACCTTTCGATATTCTCCGGACTGGCATCAGCTTTTATACCCTGAAAACGGATAAGGGGATCAGCTGCCTGCCATTTGTTAACTTCACGCCCCCTAGTATTAAGGCCTCCATCTAACGGCTCGACCGTAAACCACAGAAAAATCTGTTCCGGCCGGAAATACATTTGCGGTTTACTTAAACGCATCATTCGTCATCACCCCCGCGTGCCCGGGTTGTCCATCATGCCAGTGTAAAAATACGGCTCGGGATCTGCAACCTGACTGCCTGGTACTGATGGTGCGGATGCTCCTGCTTTTCGTAGGTCATCGTACATCTGTTTCCAATGTTCCACCCGTTGCTGCAAGTCCAATCTCATCCCACTGATGCTCATGGATACCTCATAACTAAACCGCCGGTAAATGGACTCAACGATTTTGAGCTTTGCCGTTGACCAATTAGGATAAGCTGTCAATAGTGCGTCGATTTCCTCATCGCTGATCGCCGCATTTGCCCCATTATTATCGACCATCACGTCACCGAGTTCAAACCGCATCCGATCTTTGCCCACTACACCGATGCTTCCGGGATTATAGGTATATGTTGCCATTAGGATCCACTCCTCTCTTTACCTAGAATCCCGGATTATCCGGTGGCTTGTCTGACGGCGTTGTTGATACCGGGGCCGGATCTTTTTCCTTTTGACCGTTGATAATCTTTTGGGCACGGGCAGCATAGAGTTCTTTGGCGCTTTTCCGAGAATCAACGGCATCGGCAACTGCCAAAACATCGAGATTGTCAGTAATCGGTAAAATTTGTTCTTCCAAATTTCTTACCGATGTTTGCAGCAAAGTGAAAACCTGTTGTATCTTTTCAGTTGTCAATAGGAACTCTTGTGATTGGCCATTAGGTATTTGCACCATAATCGGGATTTGCAACTGGTCAACGTGTGTTTCAATCTCTGCTGACGAAAGGGCGCTAATGGCTAACAACCCATTCTGAACGGTTAAGAAACCCTGCATCGCCAGTTCGTTTAAAATACTTTGCACAGTTTTCCCGGTTACTTTAACTTTTTTCGTTCCTTCTTCCAGGTTTGGAATATCAACCATAATTTCATCTTCAGTCTGTCCGGCAGATTCCATTGAAACTACATCAGCCTTCAGCCATCCCCTGCCGACCAAATTCTTCATAATCCGTTCCGGCGCTGCATCAAAAGGAACAGGGTCGCCCTGTTTGTAGGCGACCCCGTTTAAAGGAAAATCTCTTTGAGCTTTATACAATTATTTCGCCCCCTCATTGTACGGCATTGGCAAGATAGGTACCGCAATCATTGGCGACGATCTTCATGTCAACACTGATCAAGCCCTCGATATAATCGCTGTGGGTACCGCCTTCGCCTTCGAATTGGTCAACAGCTAGCCAATTACCATCGCCCAACATATCCCAGGCGAAAATATAACCGGCGCTCGGGACATCGATGGCCGCAGCTGGTGGCGCATAACAAATCAATATGCCTTTTGGATCGCAGATAAATTGCATATTTTCGTTTTCGCCATCACCCGCCGCATTGTAAGTGCTTTCGAGTACTACTACCTGCTCAACTTCAAACAATTGCGCCAGCACTTGTTCGTTAACTTTGGCCGGGTTTGCGGTGGTTCCGGTATATTTTACACGCTCCAAAAGATCCGGATGTTTTTTGAATTCATCATAAACCAATGTACCTAACCCAATTTTATTGGGCTTCCGCCTAATCCGACGTTTCATGTCGGTTATAACCCCGCTGATAACTCCAATCGGATCACTAGCCGCATCATTAAACTGTAAAAATTGTCCAGCAGCGGGAGCACTAGCAACACCTGTCAGTTGGTTACTCCAAACACCAGCCTTAAAATACTTCTGGGCAAAAACATAATCCAAATAAATGTTTGTCTGCTCACTGACGAATTGTGTCCTTGCCCGCCGCGGATCAGCGACCCCTGCAGCATTGGTCCGCTGGAAGTTTAAATTATTGATTTGATCTAAACCTACTATGATTTGCTTGACTTTCGTGGCATAACTGTCGTCCGTTTGCCCCATCTGCGCGGGTGCCACCTTGCCGAATTGTGGTTTGTCATGCACCTGAATCCGCGCAAGATCCGCCCGATCAAATTTGTAATAATAACTGGATTGCAATGGTACCGGTACAATAGGGAAAAGAGTTCGTGCAACATATGGCATCTGCTGGAAATAAGCGATACCCATATTGGTAAGATATAAGTTCGGTTTCCAGCCCTTGGCGATCCGTGTCATGATTTGAGCATTGTTGCTTACGGTAACTATTTTAGACATCTTCTGATTCCTCCTAGATTATTTTAATAAGTATTATCACGCTTTTCCGGCGTTGATAATATCGACCAGAATACGGTGACCGTCGCTGCTGGAGTTTTCCAATGCTTGGGCGAAGATAAATTCGCCGGTTGCAGCCGCTTTTGCTTTTGCCGCAGCGCTCACGGACAAAGAATTGCCGATCTTGATTCCGCTGGCGCTGGCCACCATTTTGGTCTGCCCTTTAATTTGGATGGTGACATCGGCACCAGCTACATCTCCGGCAACCAATACGCCATTTGGTCGCTCGCCCAAGGTATCGCAAAGAACAACCTGACTGCTGGCATTGAACTTTATCCCATATCCTTCTTTGCCGGTCAAATCAGCACCGGCCGGAAAAACAGCATAAATATCATTGCTGCCCGGAATAGCCATTTTATTACCCATAATTTAATGCCCTCGCTTTCTAAAATTGTTTTGAGTAGGTTAAATTAAAAAAGCACCCTCTGTTTCAGGTGCTTAATTACCGGTTTGTTTCATAATCCTTTACGAGTTCGGGGTGTTGCTTGCAGACCTCGTCAATGGCCTGCTCCTCACTTAACTCCGGTTTGGACTTCCGGATTTCCTGCGCCTTAGTAACAATTTGGTCCCACGCATCGCCGGTACCGCCGCCTTGACCGCTTCTGCCAATTTCTCTAAACAACCCGCTCTTTTCTACCAAGACAGCCGCTTTATCCAGAGTAGCGATTAGAGAATCATAAGCTGCTTGATTATTGGCTTTCTTGAGTGCATATAAGGTTTTGGCAAGTTCCTCCGGTTTCTCGCCGCAGACCTCATATTTTTTGGCAACCTGGGTCAATTCGGCCATATCAGTCTTTTCCTGCATCTCATCCAAGCGCTTGGTCAAGTTGGTAATGGTCGTATTGGCTGTTTCCAGTGCTTTGGTCACTGCATCCGACGCAGATGGAGTAGACTGTGTGGTTCCTGCTCCAGCCCCGGGGTCAGCCCCTGTTCCGGTTCCGGTGCCTCCATCATCGGTACCATATTTCTTTTCAAGCGCTTCAAATTGCGCCCTCTCATCGGCAGTCATCTTGCTTTTGTCAATTTTCATAGTGTCTATTTCCTCCTTTGCATTTTGTCGGGATTTACCTAATCCCATTTGGTCGTCATCAGTTTCGCTCTCCACTTCGGCAATAATGGCGGCCAGCGTTTGATGGGCTTCTTTCATCCGGGACAATCTTTCGGCCGCAATCTTCCGACCGGTCTTTGCGATCTCAGCCTGGAAGTCGGTGTCGAACAAGAGAGCAGTCACGGCAGAGCCGAATTCCTTTAAACTTTGACCGACCTTAGTTTCCTTCTCAGTATCTTCGAGAGTATCATCGGTTAGAATACTCTCTATTGATTTGCGGAGCGCCGATGTATAATCCCACCAATTGCGATCAAACAGCGAACTGACCTTGGTTTGTTGTTTCGCCCGGTTGAACATGATGGCCGCTTTCTGGACTATTTCATCGCTTACTTCTCCAAAAACCGACTTCATTGCCTCACCAATTGCTTTACCGATTTTTTCAACCCAATTCACGTTCGATTCATCCCCTCTTTTCCCGGCTCCGGCCTCAGGCCCGGCTTTCGACTTAAACAATTTTATAGCCGCCCCCTGGTTGGCGCCTTCATCGACCAAGTCCACCTTGGTGATATTTGCATTACGTAGTTTTGTGGCAATAATCTTCATTCTGTGTTTCACCTCCTTTCAGGAATATTTGTTGGAATATTTTCAGGGGTTTTTTATTCGTTCCTAGCGATCGCCGCATTCGCCCAGGCTATCGCTTCCTCCAACTTAGTCATGGCCAGCGACTTTTCCCGGCTGTCCGGGCAAACCTCGTTAATAAAAAGAGCCATATCCATGGCCTTTTTCCTTAATCCCGTATATTTTTCCGGCTGCCCCTCTTTCGGTGGATGATAAGTGAAATTGTTTTCGATCTGCTTTTTATCCATGGCTTTCACGCTCCCGCAACATTATAATTTTCAGGGTCTTCAATTTCGACTTTTTGCCGGACGGCTGTGCCTTCGATAGAGAACGCCTTGCGGTCTCCTTTTTTTACCTTGTCCCACAAATCGTCATCGTTGATCTGGAATCCAATCCACCAACCAACCGGAACAACTCCCTCGGGAATTCCCATGGCCTGTTGTTTCTCGACAGTCATGCAGATGCTCTCGATACATGTGGCGGTTCCGGCCTCTTCGTCTATATGCATATCCCCGCCATTGCGATACTTAAGCACAAATTGGTAGGCGATCTTCTCCATTTCATCTTCATCCACAATGTCTTTCTGATAATCAACCAGCTTTTTTAAAACCGGTTTCCCAGCCGTATCTGTTTCCCACTGGGCGGAGACAAGCGCCCAACCAAACACCTGCTTTTTTTCGTCATTACGCTTTGTAATGGTGTATTCACTCTTAATGTGTTTTTGGATTATATCACCATCCACTTGAGGTCTTGGCTCATCTTTCAACTTGCGGATATCTACGCCCATTTTGGCGAGTTCAGCTAAAAACATCGTTTTCACCTCTTATTTTTCATGACATCATCAAATGTCCGCGCTTTACTGGTCTTTCTTCCTACAGGTTCAAACTGTATCCCATTATCGCCCTCGATAGGTTGTGCATGATCATTGCCATTGAAAACAACTTCATCTGGTATACCATTAGGAAAGGCTTTACAAGTTAAATCATCATTGTAATGAATGCATTTTAGACAAACAGGTGCTGGACCTATCAACTGTCTCACCTCTTATTTGGCGTATTTATAAATAAACTCCCCAACCAATTTGGGGAGCCCGGTTCTAATACCGCCATGTTCATAAGCCACAAAAGCTTCGGCAAAAGCCTCGCTATAATTCTTACTGCCATATTGAGATATTTCTTTGACAACCCTATCCCTTTTCATTAACTTTGCCTGTATTTGAGCAAGTTGAAATGTGCTTTTGCTATCTCCTGCCTGGGCAATAGTATTTGCGATATGGTGCGCAAATTCGTGGGTAACAATAGATTCGATCTTATCTCCGCCTTTGGGATGCCATCTGGATTTGGCGTCTGATTGGAGCTGCTTGCCGAAAGCTTCCGGCCGGCTGTAATATTTTGTATTTAGGCTCATAGTTCCTTCTTTTGACATTCCAGCATATGCTCCTCTGCCGCCAGTTTTAAGATCCATATACAAATCACTTTGGACTTCAATACCTTTCATTGATTTGGCAGTATGGGGGAATCTCGTAGCTAACCTGTCAAACTCATTAACTGTGGGATTAATGGTTTCGATATCAGCACCGGAAAAATCGAAATTTTTCCCCGGGTATTTTTTGGCCATCGCCGTTTCGGCCTGTGTTGTTGATTTAAAACTTGTTATTTTACTCGCAGTGCCGCTACTGCCGCCCCCAGCCCCGCCCGATGCAAATCTCCCTTTGTCATCATGATGCGGATTAAATTTCATGATCTCGCTGAATGTTAGAGACTCTTTATGGCTATATCCCAAGATCTCGAAAAAGGACAACTCAAGCAAAGGCATCACCTCCAAAAACAAAGACCGGCGTTTTTTCGCCGGCCCTGTCATTAGGTTCCTAATAATCTTCGTCGGTACCACTCGTGGAGATCGTCATCAGTTTTAAATCTCGGCACTTGGATAAATCCCGGATCTATAATTGGCCGCATCACCCTTTCAAAGCTGGACACAGTCGCAATACGGAATTTCCAGACGCCATGAATACCCTTTCCCTCCGGGACCTCCCAATCGAATCCATCGGGTGTCTCATTAACAACCTTGCCATCAAACATATGGCCGCGATCTTCAACCCAACCAAGCATGCCACCAGAAGTGATTCCAACTCCTATGGCCAACCCATATATGCCATCAGGATCTTTAGTTATATAAAGCTTTCTTTTATCCGGTATTACCATAGCGTTTCTGTCACCTCAATTAATTGATCCAATTTTTTACCGTTAACTTCGGTTATCCCGGCCTTTTGCAATTCATGAATCAAGCTCATTTTATCATTGTAATTGGCACAGGTAATTTTGATTAACGATTCATTTCGGATCCCGTGGCGCAACATGACCTCGTTGCCCTCGTTATAAGATGTCATTAAGCTCTTTACATGCTCAATAGGACTGCGAGTATAGGTATCAAAATAACCGGGTTCAGTGCTCCCAAACGTATCATGCTTATAAAAATATACATCCGTCCGATCTAATTCTTTAAGATCAAAATGGAGTTGATACCGGCCGTCCCCAAAGTGGGAAGAGAATCGTATCTTTTGCGGAATTCCCAATCGCAAAAATACATTATCTGCACCACCGCGCCTGATATCGCTGGATACTGAACTACCAGCACCATTTATTCCAAGTTGTAATCGTCTATTGGTCGATAGCATCCCAGGACTTTTTAAAATATTTACCACATTGTTTTCATTGGGAACTCCGGACCAGATGTAACGTGCCCCTTCTTTATATAACGCCTTGGAATACCCAGGGTCGATATATGTAGCATACCCATCCATGACTTCAATTAATTGCAACTTTTTCACATTACTAGGGTTAATGCCCATTAGTTGTGCTTGTTTCCGTAAATCCTGAATAGGCATTTGCGCAATACGGTCGCGGCCGATCTTGGTTGCTTGAGCCGGGTTTTCCCGCCAAATCAAACGTGCTAATTTATAGCGTTCCTCATCGTCGGATGCTGGATTATTGGCCGCCTCACCCAGTCCCATTTTGTTAAACAGGGATTTAGCATTATTAGCTGCCTTTTCCCCATCCCCAAAATCCGCTTTTACTCGCACTCTAAACATCCCCATATATGCACGGGCTTCCGATGATGCACTTTGATCAACCAGTTCAAATGTGTTACCGCTGCTATCACGTAAAACATGACATTGTTGGCCAACGGCTGATAAATCTTCGCTGCCATATATGGCTTTGTTGTTATCGATGGTGACTAGGCGCATATCGAATTTACGCCGGGACAGATTTAAGTTTTTAGCCCGGTTAATAGTCGCCATCCATTCAGGCTCGGTTAGTTTACCATATATCTCGACATACTCCTGACCATTAAAAATAGTTCGTCGAGCATGGACGTTCATACCCTCAATTTTATTACCGTCACCCCATATACTAAGACTGGTGGCTTTCGGTGGAATATGATCAAAGTTTGAGAATACTGCCTCCGCATAATAAACCTCGCCTTTGGCATTCGGGACTTTAAGTTTTAATCCTGATGGTAGAGCTGGAATGGGTTCTTTAGCTGCTGCTCGTCTTAAAGCGGCAGCCGCTTGTAATCGTGCTTTAACCTGCGCACTCATTTCCGCCGCCTTTCCCGGATCGCTGATGGCGGTAATGAGCTGCGACTTGCTCATACTGCTATAATAAGCTATTTGTTTTGACTTGGCAAATTCTTTCAATTGCACAAGAGGCAACTTTGCCAGTGATTCCGGCGACTGCATAACGGCGGACAATGCCTGATCCATATGTTCCGGGCCTTCGTCGGCAAACATAAAAGCGACCTTCCGGCCGCTACGTTGTGTCAATAATTCGCTATAAAAATGTCGATATGCCGTTCGTAGGTTTTGCTTTCGCTCGACAATGGCATTCAGTAATGCTTCAGCTTCCTTCCCCTTGCCTTTTACAGCCTCCGCATACCCACGCCATATTTCCCGATATATATAATCGGGGACCGCCTCTATACGCTTTAAATAGGTCAGTGTATCCTGGAGGTCTAGATCAATTTTTTTCTCGGCAAAGCGACGGAACAGTGTATTATAGATCGGCTCTAATTCTCCATATTTGGAATTCGGATGGTAAATAAAACTCATTTTTTCGCTAGCTGGATCCATGATATATTTAAAAGCCTGTTCCTTGTCGATCCCAACTAACACGCCGCCATCTTTCCAGACAAAGTTCCGGCCATGGGCGTCAAAATTACCAATAAGCCAATCCGTCACATGTTCCCGCAGCAGACTTGCTTTAGTATGCGGGCTAAGCTCACGCTCGACTCCATCTTTTTGCCATGTATCCAAGCCGGCCAGGGAATGATCAAACTGCAGCATCTTTTGGATTGTCCCGAATTCTCCGTTTATGGTAATGGTCCCGATTGGTTGCGCGCTTTCCGGATCTATTATGCCGCCGACTTTATAGGCGGCCTCCGAAGCATAAGCACGGTATGGCTCAGGCGTTTTACTTCCCTTGGCAAGAGCCCGTTTAAAAATCCACTCCTGATTATTAGGGCCAGCATAAACAAATGCATTCCCACCGGTCGCCCCCGATAATGCTCCTTTGAGCTTCAGCTGGTCCGGGCTTGGAAAGCCGGTAAAATTGTCCGGCGCCTTCGTCGGTTCCGGCTCGGGTATAGGTATTTGTCCAGGCGGTTCAGGGACCGCTATATCTGGAGCCTGAGTTAATTTCCTTTCCTCTCCCGGCCCTTCAACTTCTTCATACATTACCCCGCATCGGCATGTTACATGAGCCGGAGCGAGTTTAACAGTTCTGCCATTGCCGGTGGTAAAATCTGCTGATTGAGCGACTCTTTGGCCATTCATAGGTTTGCAAATAGGACAAACCCGTTCATCTTGGCTGGTGCTCCAGACTTTTTCCACAACACCAATAAGCCCTTGAAATTGCGCCTGTTCAATGCCGTAGTCAGCCCCTTGAATATAAGCAACTCCTAACTCATGCCGGCCAATCGTGAATGCCCGGTACCGGTGTAATCGGGCCGCATAATTAAACTGCATTTCATGCACTTTCGCTGGATTGACTCCATTGGAAAACAACGTCAGTCCATAATTGTGTACAGCAGTGGCAAACCGGGAATGCAATCCGATCACCGGTCGGATGGTTCTACTTAATTGGTCGACGGTAAGCCCCGGAATATCCAATGCCCCCGCACGCGCGATAATTGTTTGTAATGCTTCATGCTGTTCACTGGAGAGCTGCTTGACTAAAGCTGCTCCCTCTGTCATGAGCCAGTCATGGACGCCCCACCAATTTCGGTCGAATACAAAATCCGGATGTCTATTAGTTAAGGTTTGCGCCGCTGCGGCCATGGCATTGAGATATTCAGGGTGAAACTTTTCTGTTACCAGCTTGGAATAATCTTTCTGCCATTGATCAAGGAAATGGGGCGGTACAGTTCCGGAGAAAAGCATCTGCCGGATCTGCTTATAAGTAATGGCGTTTGTCTGATCCTCCCAGAGATTAGTGAGCCATAACATTAACTTGGGCTCATTCATATTCAAGTAATCAATCATTTGCTGGTGGACCTGTTTTGCAACGATTAAGTTTTTTTCTGACGCCGGCATTAAAAATCATCTCCCCGGCCTAATCGCTTTTTAGCTTCAGCCGCTCTCTGAGCATCTTCCAAATCCTCGACTTCCTCTCCCTCGTCGGTATTATTGGCTGTCGGTTTCTGTTGCCCCCGGGGCTGCCTATCAAGATAGGTTTCTGCCTCTTCCGGCAAATTGGCCGCCTGCCTTACAAACCGTTCCAATTCCGGTCCGGGAGTAATAACAGCGACACTGGTCATATCTTTGATAAACGCCCCCAAATCCTTGAGATCTGGCGCCTCCACATCCCCATGTTTTAATATGGGATAACCGGTAATGCCCTTAAAAGCTGCGTTTAAATCAATCAATCTCGGGATTGCTTGATTATTGAAAACCTCACAGATGATACCGAGGAACGCCTTTAAAGCTAGGGTAAATAGTTCGGTCTTATCACTCGATAATGCAAAGCTGCCAACCTTTTGGTGTCCCAACAACATAAAATCGGCAAGCCCTAACATTGCGATCCTAGTATCGTATCGTTCGATTATTGCACTAGTATCAAAGTTCCGGCGGCCGCCGCTGTTAAGTAACGTCAATTCCCAGCCATATGGAAGCACGACTCCTTCCATCGAATCCCGGCGTATACTGGTAACAGTTTTGGTTGCCCAGGCCAGTGATTTCACCATCTCCGGATCAGTTGTGTTATAAATATCTGTATTTTCCGGTGGCTTTAATACAGGTAACCCGGCCAAATCCCGCTCAATGCCGATTCCTTCGATCTCCTGGATTCTACGTTTAAAATACCATGGCCGATACGCACGCCGCCACATGGACCTTCCTTCCGGGTTATCCTTAGCGCTAGTGGTCCGGAAATGCAACGCTTTTTCAATTGGTACCGTCAGCAATTGGTAAGTCGGTGGCGGAAGCTGTGTCATCCCGAGCAGATTGTCCTCATTATCCACTTGCCATTCCCAAAGAGTGTCCTGTGCCCGGATCGGCAACTTCGCCCACCCAATCAGACCATCATCATATTTGCTTCGGTACCGGGGATCAACTTGAGAACCACGCCGAAATTTATATACTAGCTCATGATAACTCCATCCGAAATCCAAAAACGAAAGCACTTCCGAAATAGTATCCGTCCAAGTCTTTTTCATGTCGTCCAAACAACTTTTGACGAACTCGGCGGCCTTTTCATCGGCAGTGGTCTTTTTCCCGCCAGCCTCGACCGTCCAAGTTACCTGGCGGATAATCAATTCAATGACCGTGTCGATCGCCCCAATGACCTCGTCGTTATTGGTCATCTCCTTATAAACTTCCATGCCCTTCCGGCCCTTTAACTCTTTGAGAAATTCTTCGGAGTAAAAACCGCCGACACGCTTTTGACCAATGCGGCCGACTTCCCCGGTTAAATTTGTCATATTAACTGTGGCCAATTTATGCCCTCCTTTCTATGTCTATCCTCTTATTGCCGTCCAATAACTCTGGCCGGCCGGTACTTCACTTGGCGTACTGGCTGGGATGCCTGTCTGCAGATTGTTAAAGCTGCCGGCTGATGCATCAACTTGGTCATCGTGGCCGCCGGGAAATGACTCTAACTCGTTGAAATATGCTTCGTTCCACGATGCGATCAAAACATCAACATTACCGGCTTGCCATTGGGCGGCGAATGGCTCCGCCCGGGTGATTTTATCATTTGTTTCCCGTTCAGGCGCCACAATATATCCGGCCAGCATTGATGCATAGCTCGGATATTGTTCTTTGCCTGCTTGCCCTGGATCCTGCGGTATAATAATCTTTACCCGACCATATTTAGCTTTATCAGCGGCGGCAGTATTTTTGACCGTATTTCTGACCTCGAATGCCTTTACTTGTTTGCGTATTACGTCAGCTACGATATAACGCCCATTCAAACGTTTCCCGATTAAGACGCCAGCCGTTGCGTCAGGATTTGGATTATCCACGTTGGGTTCCGTCGCCGCCAAGTCCCACCGTCTACACCATGCAATTACATCGGTCGGGAGAACTGGAAGCATCGTCACCTGTTCGCGCTTGAAATAGAGCCCGGAGGATTTACGTATCTTCCAGTTTCCATGCAAAAGGCGCTCTCGTTCAACTAACGATTGCGCCTTTAAATTGGCTAAATACTGTGGATTCTTCTTAAGCAGTTCCTGATTATCTTTGATATTAGCGGCAATAAACGTTACGCTTTTAATATCGTCCTTAGTTACATCTGAATATCGTTCAATTAATTCCTGTGGCGAATCACCCCAGATTATTTCTTCATCTTTCCTAATCATATATCGAATGACTCCAGACCGCTCTGGGATCGGATATCCGGTCTTTTGATCTATCCACCACTCGATGAATTTGGCAACCCAACTATCGGCATCCGGGTTTGTTGTTGCCCGAATATAAGGTACAACCCCACACATTGACCGATTTCGAGTAAGCATATAAAAAAATTGAAACCGAGTAAAAAGTGTGAGTTCATCAAAAATAAATAATGGAACCTGTGCACTCTTCCAACCTTCGCAAGCATCGTCATTTTCAAGCTGACTGAATGTTACGCGCATTCCCGAAGGGAACGTCCATTGAGGACGAGGTGTCTTAACCGATCGTCCATACATTGGCTTATAGATTTCTTTGGATGTATCCCACAAGCCACCTTCATTCATAATCTCCGGCATTGTCCGCCTGAAAATAACAGCGCCAAAATTTGAATTTTCATAATGGCGGAGTGGTTCCATTAAGATTGCATAGGTTTTACCAGATCCGGCCGCTCCACCATAAATGGCAATGTCGGCCGACGTGGACATAAACTGTTCCTGCGGCCCTTCTTGCGGTTTAATTATTTGTAGAGCTGCCTCTGCCATCGCCTCCACCGCCGTTTCTATCACCCCGGCCGTTATCGGGTATATAAATGGTTACTGGGATCACCGTTCCTTGTAACGGCTCTCCGCCAGGTGCGCTCACTTCGCTCTGTATATTATTAGTGCTCATTCCCAGCGCCAAACGCTGAATTTTAGTAGCAACTTCAATCATCGTATTTAAATCCCGTGGTGTCAATTCTGTTTCGGCCTTCAACACTTCTAAGCGTTTTGCTACTTTTCCTAACATAACTTGTGCCAAATTTAGATGTTCACGATTCGCTCGGTCTATTCGGCGCCGCTTCTCTGCCAATCTCAACCGATCCTGCTCAACATCAAAATGTCGGCAACGTTCTTCCCAGTTATACATGCGTTTCCATTTATTCAGTACATTTCTATGTTTCCCGACCCGGCGCGCAGCTTCCAGCAAAGTACGGGAATTCGGATCCTCAATTCCCAAATCTCTGTAAATTTGAAATGCCTGAAATGCTTTTGTAGTCTCCCCGGGTTGACGCTCCCATGGCTGGAGTTCATCGTTGACTTTTTTGGCCATGACACATCACTCCTCAAATTCGCAACCACAGTTCGGACAATGATATTTCTTTTTGTTATTCCCAGTGCCGTTCTTGCCTTTATCATTCAAGTCCAGCGGCGGTACCTGTGTCATAAGCTTTTCGAGTGTTGTTTCATCGTAACCAGTCAAGATCATGTCAATAGTTCCGGCATCGAGATCTTGCAGTAAATCTTTGAGCATGATATTATCAATTTCCGCCATCTCGGCCACCCTGTTATCCGCTATCAAATCCGCCCACTCTTCGGCCTCTGTTGTATAATTTTGATAGTCAACCGGTACCAAATCTAATCCCAACGATTGTGCCGCCGCCATCCGACCATGACCTTTCACGATGTACCCGCTCCTCCTGCTGACTGTGATCGGCGCCCGCCATCCTTGTCCGCGGATAATAGTGGCCAATATTTTAATTTGCTCTTTTGGGTGAGTATTTGGATTGCGTGGATTACATATAACCTTTCCGATCGGTACCAGTTCGTCAAAAGCACAAAAAACCGGGACATCTCCAATCATGGCCCGGGGTTCTGCAGTAATCTTTTGTTTTGCCATATAAATCTTCCTTCCTGGTCAAACCAATATTTTCTGTTTTTTCAATGCTTCATTTTCCTCAATCATCGCCTTGGGGACCAGCATTTTTTCACAGCATAACCTGATTTCTATGGGATAGATATTAGCAAGCAAAATATTTTTTTCGAGGTAATTCCGGTGTAGTTTTTTCTTGCTCTCTGGTTTCCCGCAGTAGGGACAAATTCGCCTTTTCTGGGCCATGGCCAAATGCTCCTTTCTAAAAGGCGAAACGCGAGATCAACTAGATCTCGCGTTTCTTTCGTCTTTATTTTATAGCGGGCCAAATAGGCCCTTTATATTTCAATCCACGCTTCCTATATCAGGAAGCGACAATACCAAAAATATAACTTTTACTGATATCATTTTAAATCCAAGAATCTTGGATGTCAATGCACATTTTTTGCAGACTTTTTGCAAAAATTATTTGATACCGGGGACCATCTTCCCGACAATGTTTTTGGGCTTTAATCCATCTATTCCCCAAAGCAAAACTGATAACGCTTCCACCAACTCATCTACCCAATTACGGGCTGACCGCTCAGCGCAATGAAGCTTTTCAGCTACAACTTTATAACGTTCCCCAATTCTCAGAGTGGCCGTAGTCTCATCTAGATAAAATATTCTAAATGCTTGATACTTCTCCGGTTGGGGTAAATAATCCGATTCCAAGATTCTTAGACAAGTTCTAAGATGCTCCATCATGATGATTGTCCGTTTCTTGCTGATGCTCACTGATTCAATAACTACTTCCTTTATGGAAAATTGGTCGACAATCAAATCAATATCAAAAGTATCGGTGTCTAAATCACTTTCCCGACAAATTGCCTGCTTGTAATGGTGAATCAGTTTGTGATAATTACGCAATAGCAATCTGGTATTATAGAGCGCAGCATTCCTATCCTTTATCCATTCTTCTTCCTGCTGCTTAATGTATTGCATGACACCATCAAGTACACGGCTCATTTCCTCTATACGTTCGGCCTGGGTTTTAGTTTTTGATGGATTCAATTTGCCCATTTGATGTATCCTCCATTGCCCTTTTCTTAATCCTCTCTACTAACTTCTCTAATTCCCATTCTGGCCAGCGATGCTGCTCTCCTAAGCCTTCACTTATTAATTCATTGACGTGTTTAATCTGATATTCAAGCTCAGACTTCGCTGTTTTATATTCATCAAAATTCCGAAGTGCCTCTCCTATATTTTTACCCAATGTTTTATAAAACTCTTGTTTCTTCATATAGGCCATAACATTATACTTTTGATATGAATCATAAATTCGATTCCTCTTATGGCCCCTAAAATGTTCTCTTTCCTTTGAAAAAATCAAACTCAATAATGTCATGTATGGTATCTCAATATCTCTAGACAAAGCTGCTTTTAAGGTTATCCATCCAGTTTCTCCCCGGACAATCAAACCAGCTTCCTCCGGGACCTCTTCTTTCTTAACTATCCCGGATGGTACTGCGAAATAAAATCGATGGCAATGATTAAGATATCCCCTCCATTTTCCAGAGCGAATATCACTCTGGAAATCAGAACGAGATATTTTTATCTCATAAATTGTCAAGCAAAATCGGTTATAAGATGGTTTTACATTTATTACATCCGCTCTTTGGATGTTATTCCCTTCCAAAGGTTCTCCATTATAGGATCTTGCATAAAAGTCGAGATAAACGCTTCCTAAAGGCACGTTTAAGAAATTTGTTCCTTTAATGTCACCAAGATCTTCGGCCAATTCGTCATGGTTCCAACTCATAACGATACCTCCATCGTATTGCTTATATTATTTGGCTGGACCCATATTGCCGTACTGCTCAATTCCCAATCATTGAAATGATTTAATAATAAAGCCCGTAAAATCGTTTGAGCCATTGCTTTGGCCGCTGCTCTGGGTACCGCATTTCCAATCCGTTCCCGCCAACGTGAATCGGATTTTCCGGCCAGGACTAACGGGGAGCCGTCCGGGAACGTGATTGGCAAATCTTGAAGCGCTGCTAGTTCCAAAGTAGTTAATGGACGATGCCAAGTTCCATCCAAGGATATAATCACCGGTGGCGGATCGGGTCGATCGTTGTCCTCTGGTATCCGGGGATCGGCTATCGCCGCAGTCCCCGCATGGACATCCGCGGAACCAATAACTGTATTAGCTGGCTTATCAAAATCTTGCACTCCATAACTTCCGGACCGTAATTGGCACCCAAGACGCGGATCAGAAACAGATATGGATCCGGAGGCGGGCCGGGTCGCCCCGGTTACTGTATTTGATGCTTGGTCAAAGTCCGTAACTTTCAAAATATTGAGATGGGCATTCTTTGAAAGCTTCATCCGCGGATCAGATATAGCTAATGCACCGCTTCCAAACCGCGTTCCGGTTACACAAGGAGCAGACTCATTATACTTAATTATTTGGTAAACTCCTGGGTGGCGGTTTTCACTCGGTTTTAATCTTGGGTCCGCAATACATGACGCCCCATTAGACGTATTAACCGTGGCTTTACCGGTTACCGTAGTGCTTGCCTTATCCCAGGGTTGAACGCGGTAAACCCCTTCTCTCGGAGTATGGCCAATGCGGGGATCTGATATTGACTGCGCACCACTCCCGATGGTATCCTCACCGGTAATTGTAAAAGCCGAATCATTCCAATTCCGGACTATAAATCCATTACTGCGGCGATTTTCTCTGGCAGGGACTCTTGGGTCCGCCACGGCCGCCGCAGTACTCCCTTTTACCGATGCATTACCGATCACCGTTCCGGCCGGCCGATCCCATTCTTGTACTCCAAATGGACCGCGACCCCGGGGAACATATTCGAGCCGGTATTGTTCAGGTGCGATCTTCTCCAAATCTCTCCAATCACCGCCGGCCGGAATCAACGCCAATCTAATCCATGTTTTCCATTCCAGTCGCGGCAGCCGGTGCATAGGACCCATGCTCAGATCGTCCGGGAGCGGCAACGGCCCGATTATCTCCCCGATAGATTTAACCCGCTGTTTAGGCGGCTGATATACGAACGACAACATTTTTTGGGGGTTTCGGGCAATCAATAAAAACCGCTTACGATGTTGCCCCAAGCCGCCAATCTCCCCACAATCATGATTTGCACGGGAAACAATATAACCATAACTCCTGAGCATCCCCTCGATGGTATGAAGTAATTTTTGACCCCTAGTGGCAATCCGCGGAACATTTTCCAAAAGGATTATCGCCGGCAGGTTGTCCTTAAAAGCTTCGAGTGCCAAGAATAAGCCCCGAACAGTCAACCGGTTAAGCGCCTGGTACTTTTCAGAAGCTGCGCTTTTTTCGGGAAGTAAGCCACTAAATCCTTTACATGGCGGCGAGGTACAAATTATATCCGGGTATTTTCCTTTTGTGACCTTCCGGAGATCCTCCGGCATCACTTCGTGCCAATCGGCGCCTGGTTCTTTTCCATGGAATGCGATATAATCCCGGCGCTCAAAAAGATCCATGCAAAACGCCGGCGCCCCGGTCAACTTCTCAAAATCGATACAGGCTTCCGGATCACAATCAATGCCGCCCAAGGTTTTAAACGAGCCCTGGACGCCGCGATATTCTTCTTGGGCCTGCTGGAACCCAAGCGCGAAACCGCCTATGCCGGAAAATAGATGTAATACTTTATATTCAAAATTCATGTACGCCCTCCCATATGATAGGTTTCAAATCTCCTTTAAGATACAATGGATGTGCAGGGTTGCCATCCTGATTGACCTTTAAACAAAAAATCTGTTTCCTGGCTCTTGCCGCCAGCTCAATAATCCGTTTTACTCGGTCCGGGCCATCTTTTAATAGATTGCCGCCCCAGGCCGCCACAATCTGCTCAGAATTAACAAAAGCATAATTGATGAAACTATCGTTTTTGGGACCAACCGGAGGAAAAAGCTTCAGCATAGCTAGTTCCCTGGGATCGGTCGCCCGATAAGCGTAAAGATTGACCACAAATAACCTATCAAAGCCCCATTTGCAAGCATATTTGATACACCTGGTTATGGTCGGATCATTGTCGATCTCGTTGGCCGTGGAAGGGTTAAGCATGATAAAGGTTAATGTTTTATTGATGGTAAGATTCAGTTCCCTGGTTAATAAATATCGATACTCGTTGTTTGGACCACCGAAAATTGCATTCATATCGCCATCTCCTTGTTATATGATTTCAGCCATTGCATCTGCAATTTTTGAAGTTCTTTGTCCAGTTTTGCATCAGAAAACTCATGCTGCTCACAAAAACTATCACCATTGTCAAGATGTCCGAGTGGACTCTCTGGTCCATCGCACCAAGGACCAAATAATCCATTCGAATAATAGCGGCAGGTCTCGCAACGTACATTAAGTTTGACAAATATATCGATTTGTTCTGAAACTTCCTTTGCCAATTTATTGTGATTACAAGTCATGTCGATCTCTCCGGTATTTTATGCTACGTAAGGCTTTGCAATTTCCAAACACCGCTCTACCTTTTCTAAATCGAACAATGTATCATTGTTAGAACGGACTTTTGTTTCCATGTCAATCCATATTTCATTAACTCCAGCCACTTCATCGATTCTTTGAAGTTCACTTTCTAAATTATCTGGCCCCAAGCCGCCGGCGTACCCACAATACACTCCTGAAAGCGGGGCTCTCCATTTTTCCGGGCAAATACCAGCCCCATGAGATAGATCGAAAAGCAATGAGGCATTGACCCCGGCTTTTTGTGCATCTGCAAATAGGTCTTCGTTTACTCTATCATATTGAAAAATGAATTGTTTTTCCGGATACATTGCAAGAACATTTAAACAGTCTTTAAAATCCTTCGATTTCGCTAAACATTCAGCATGAAAGTTTAATTGATAACGAGAGAATAAATCCCACAAATCTGAACGTTCAGCTTTAAAAGAAAGTACTCCGTGCTCAACCATATCCCTGATCCATCTTCCACAAATATGACCCGACAAACTCAATTTATCTTTATGGTTGTAAAGAGTTCTAATCCATTCGTAAGATGGAAACCGTTTCCCGCCTTCTTGTGATTTCGAAAGGAGAATTCCCCACTCTACATAAGGGTATTTTTCTGTTAATTTAACTAAATCCGTAATATTAGTTCCATCATCTGCACCGGTCATTGTAACTTTTTTAATTTTCATCCATTCCACCGCCTTTTGTTTTTTTAAATAATTACCCTTGAAATATCCTCCAGAACGTCTATCCATCCGGCAAATACCGCCCGCTGCGGCTCCAACATAATTAATTCCTGTTCCCCGCGCCTCAGAAATAACGCCAATATATCAGGTTTGCGAAGTTTATAAAGGGCTACTTTATTTACATTACGCTCCCGGGCAAACCGCTTTGCAATATCACGATCTAGCGTATAACTGATCCAATCCTTTTCCCCTGACCGGTGCGCTCTATATGCCATAATGTTGTATGGTAATGTATCAAAAGCCATCACTTCGCTGGGTTTCATTATGGATGTTTTTCGTTTCGGCCTCTCGCTGGAAAAAAGTCCTTTCCATAGCTGTAAATCAGACCATCCGCAATAGCTGACCCAAAGTGTGCTAAGGAAAAACCAATATGCGTAATCGGAAAGTTCTTTGCATACCTGTGAAAAATAAATGATTGCCTCTGGTGTCTTTTCCAGTTCAATCAGCTTTTGGCTGATAATCGAATCAAATAAGTATGGCTTGAAGTTTGGAGAAATATCATAATCGATCTTATCCATGGGAGGCCTCCGGAAACTGCTGCAGATTCAATCCCAATGTGTTTTTCTTATCGAAAAACGGCACGCCGGCATCTTTACATTGAGCATAAAGATCCTCAATCCATCGATATTCCATTGTTCGGGCTTTTGGTCCGGTTTCAGGCCCGGAGATAACCAAGTCAACCGCAGAAACATCTTTATCATCTCTGCGATATCTCATATATTTTTTTGCATAAATAAATCCCAGCATCGGCTCACAACTCACTAACCGCACCGCTGCCGGTGTCTTAAGTAAGAACGAAATCCTCAAATCGGCCATTTCTTGATTTTCAGCGGTGACTCCAAGCCAAACATTCTTCATGGGCCAAATAATAGGCCGAATTTTGATATTTGGATGATCCCCTAGCCTAGTGACGGCTTTGCCAATATACGAATGATACGGTCCCATGCCATCAATACCATCAGTAAAGTACCGCTTCATTCGCTGTGGGCGTTTTGTAAGAACTATAAAAGTATGTTGCTGACAGATAGCCATCATTGCAAATACATCACTAATAAAATCAAACGGCACATCCTCATGGAACAGATCACTCATTGAATTTACAAATATTCGCTGCGGTTTCCGCCAATGAAGCGGCATATCAAGACGTTCTTTCATCAACTGAATTTCACTAAAAGGTTTTGCATATTGCCGCGGCATCTTTTTACCGCTTAAAAAGGCTTTATGCCGCCTGGTATGAAGTTCTCTTGCATAGCAATGATCACAGCCGGGCGATCCCGCATGAGTACAACCGACAATCGGATTCCACACCCTGGTAGCCCATTCAATCTTAGTATCAGCCATTGGAGTTCACCTCCACCTTTAACTTCTTCTTTATATTGAGGTATTGCATATCCACAGCTCGCCTTGAAATACTATTGATATAGTCAAAAGGCCAAGGAATATCAGTATCTCTATTTTTGCAAATGTCAATTGCTTCTTCTCTGGTATAAACTTCTGCTTTGTCTAAATCCGTTACATACTCGGCGTTATTTTTACCCCACCATAAAGCATCATTGCCGACGTATGATCGAGAATCTTGAATATAAAACAGGTTTCCTCGCATCACTTCGCCCCCTTCTCATTAACTTCAGCACTGGTTGTTTTATAAGAATAACCACATTTACATGTGCGGATAAAAATATCGTTTTCAATTACCAGAGAGCCCTCACCATTGCTTATAAACTCACTACCGCAATCAGGGCACTTTGCATGTTTTTTCATAAGTTTGAGTGCATCATTGGCTAACAATTTAAAGCCCCCTCTTGTTGAGATTGCTCTATCAAATTTAAAGCAAAATTGACTTTCTCTAATTCATTGTCAATTCGGCTTATACTACATTTAAATTTCTGCTGATTTTCCAATAAAGAAAGTTTTTTGGCTATTAAAATATCCTTGGGATCGGTCATCTTCTTATATAAACTTTCTTCAAACGCGCTACCACCACCGCCGCCGGTACCATTCCTATCAACATAATGCTCTGTATAAACCCATCCGCGGTTTTCGGTCCAAGTTGGATCAATAACCTGCGTAAAATCTTTTGGCGAAAAATGAGTACTACTTGTGATAACATACTCTCCATCATAAAATTTGTTTTTGGGAACAGTCATAATCTCATTATCTCTGGTTAAGATAATCACCGTTCCATCGTTATTTTCATGCAATATTGCTTTCGAAATTTTACACATATTAAACCATCCTTTCTTTATGTTCTCGATAATATTTCGCACGCTTAAAGGCCGCCACCGAAGTAATATTAAATATCTCTCCGAGCTCCCCCCAAGACATGCCCGGTTTAAGTTTGATCAAATCCTCATCTTCCTGCCGGCGGAGTAGCCGGTTATCGATATCCGGATCCGGCGCTATCTCTTCTAAAGCCTGATCGACCGTAAGAGTCGTAAAAATGCAGAGCGCCAAAGACAAAAATCCGATGTCGGGATCGCTTAAAACTCTCTCCATTTACTTCACCCCACATTTTCCTTGGTATTAGTCTTAAATTCGCCTAAATCTATCAATGCCAATTGCTCCGGCTTTGCCTGTTTCTTTTGCCTGGCCGATATCTCTATGGGTTTGCTTATTTCCTTTTGCTGTACCTCCGGAATGATTTCTCCGGTATCTGCCCCATGTGCAGGAACAGTCATTCCACACCTCTGACGTGCCCACCAGCCGCCCCATATATATGCAGGTGTGAGCCAACGCGAGTATTCCTTGACTAAAATAGTATCACCATGTATTACAACTGCTGGGATACCATAGAAAGATAATTGGAGATAGGTCATATAAACACATTTGAGATCAACATCTACCGCTGTCACGACCATCTGAGAGCAATAGTTATATTTTTTTTGTTGCATAGCTTTGGCAAACCCTAACACCATCGCTCCAGATCCCGCGCATGGCTCAGAAACAGTCAAATATCCTCGTTCATTAATGACGGAATCGCGATCCCCCAGTGCTATTTGCCCCATCATTTCGCAAATATGGCTTGGAGTGAAAAACTGGCCTGTCCATTTATTATGTAGTTCCAAAGAGTGAAAGACATATCCTAATACGTCAACCGGACCACCACCGGTAAGTTCATCTTCCAAGGCTAAAACGAGTTCACCATATAGCTCTGGAAATATCTGAATTTCTTTTGGTTCATAACGGGAAATGCTATTCATGTATTGCTTTTCCCGTTCTTCTTGATGTGTCCGATCTACAGCATTACTTATTGCAATAGCCGATAGTTCCAAGAAGTCAGAAAACACCTGCCAGATTTGGTGTCGGTATGATACTTTTTGAATAAGTTTTATAATATTGTCTGTATGGCTATTTTTCATGATTTTGCTCCTGCGCTTTCCCGAAGGGATTCTCTACAATCAATAATTTCAAAGCTATCTGCGTGACAAAGCCCGGTAAATCCGTTTCGCTCAATTGCCTGCTGTAAAAATTCCGGATTATTATCAATGTAAATGCTGTTTCTGCCCAGCCATTGAGCAACTAATGTCACGGTTCCTGATCCTCCAAAAGGATCCAAAATAATATCATCCCCCCCCAGGCCGGCTTCCAGCAAGCATGCAGGTTTTGGCTAAATCAGTAGGAAATGTCGCATAATGCGCGCCTCTATATTGTTCTGTGGCCATTGTCCATACTGATCTTTTATTGGAGCCCAGGGGATTGGAACACGCTTTATCGAGTCGCTTTGCTATCGTCTGACCTCCCGGACCATGGAGGCTATCCCATTTATGTGTTGCCCTCCTTCCCCGGCCGGCACGAGCGACGGAATCAGGTTTGTATGGATCGCGGATTGCATCCGCATCGTAAAAATAGAGCTCTGATTTGGTAATCAAATAAATGTACTCATGGGATTTGGTCGGCCGATCCGTAACTGACTCGGGCAGACCATTTGTTTTGTCCCAAATTACATCACTGCGGATATACCAGCCATCTGCATGCAGTGCAATGGCCAACCTGGCCGGAATTAACATTAAATCCTTTGGTTTATAGATCCCACTGCCACCCTTAATCCTGGCTGCTTTTTGGACTATCTTTGATTGGGTGCCGCCATCTGTCAAATAGCTATCCGCAATATTAATCCAGACAACCCCATCATCCCTAAGAACTCTCCGGATTTCGCGAAACACGCCAACAAGTTTCTCAATATACTCCTCCGGTGTCCGCTCTTGCCCGATCTGTCCCTGGGTCCCATAATCTCGGAGCTTATAATATGGCGGGGATGTAATAATGCACTGAACAGATTTACTCTCAATCTGCGCCAATCCGTCCATAACATCGCCCAAAATAAACTTGTGGTGCATTTATTTTCCCTCCAAGTCCAATATTCTTGGACTAATAGACACACTTAAAGAATGTGAAATTTGATGGCCCATACCCAGGGATTAACGTCCCAGCCATAACCGCGCTTGGAGTTGATGGAATTCCATAGGTCTGCATACTCGCGAACAGCCTCATCCTCCCAAGCCTCCATTGCATTGCCGCAATGAGACCCTTCGCACATGACCGGTTCCCCGCCATAGCAGTGGACGCCTCGCAATCTCTCTGGGAGGGGGCAGTAATCACATATTGCTTCCTCCGCGGGACGCTTGTTCTCTATGCCCTCCGCATAGACATCATCGGGTGGGATCTCCTGCAACCGTTCCACCCTTACCTCATCAATCTCCAACATAATCCGGCTAGCCCGACGAGGCATAAACCTTGGGGATTTCCATTTACATATATCAAACTTGACTTTATCCATGTGTAGCTGATCAATACCACTAGCTTTATACCAATAACCCTCATGCGAATTAAAAATGTTTCCATATTCGCACCAAGTTTCTTTTACCCAAAGCCGATCACCGGGTTGACCGTATGGGCATTTAGTTGTGATTAATAGGTCATCAAATTGAAATCGCCCGCTTTCCCAGGCATACCACTCTTCACCTTTTTGGGGGCTCCAAATATAAACGGATTCAGGAGTACGCATAAAATCAAATTGCTTTTTAGCACAAAAAATCGGCTGCGGCTTAATAATCCGCCTTGTCTGTGTTTTCCACTTCTCCAATATCGCCCGGACACTCTCTTCGGTACATACTAACGGCCGTTCCTTAATAATTTCCATACTTTCACCGCTTTCCATATCCAATTACAGTTCATCCTGTAATGGCATTCCTTTTTCCAACGCCGGCAAAATACTCTCGAATCCACTTTTCGCAATCATCAACCTGGCAGTTTTCATTTTTTCTATATGCCGGGCACCGCTGGCATTTGGCCGAGATATAAGTCACCAAAGATGTGATGGTTTGTTGGTCCTGCTTCTCTTGTTGCTGCTGCCAAAGAATTACTTTTGCATTTGGACTCCATTGATCGCAAGCCGGCGTCCCCGCCTTTTTCAATTTAATACAACTCGGTAAAATCGAAAGCCAAAAACAATTACCGCATAATCTGGTCATTATACCGTCGCCCCTTGATCACCAGTCCAGTCAAATTCCCAAAGTCCCAATTTGCCCTTGACCAGTATAGGATTTGGTAATAATTTAGCCTGTCCAAAATACCAGGCGAATCGATCAGGCGCATACCAACCGAAGGACAGTTCCGGCTCCGATGGATACCGATCCGGGGTCATCTTCAGACTGTCAAGAATAGAACTCGCCGCAATGATTTTCCCCAATGGAAGTTGCTCCGATGATATGTATCCCGCTTTGGCTAAAGCTGATTTAAATGGTTCCCTATAGCAAAGGTCTTTGGCGAATCTCGGAAATCTCGCGCTGGAATGGATCAAGATCTGTCCTCGGTAATTGGTTCCCCAAGACCGTGTTTCAATTTTCTTCGCATTAATGGCCATCAGAGTAGCGTGTGGTTGCATAAGCGTAATTACTTTCATATCCCTATTACCTCCCCAAGTAATATTGTGACCTTTTAAATCAAGATCTATTTCTTTCCGTATCACCCGGCACCGGCTAATATGCCGTCTAGCCGCCCACATTGCCCGTTCAGGCCGGCTCCAGTTTGGGCCAGCATTATGATATGCAAGAGTTAAAAATAGCTCACGTCCGGATCTTTCATAGCATTCTTTAAGATGTAGCCAGCTTGCAACTTCCCAATATATCAATTTAGTTGCATCCGCTCTCGGGAAAAAACGTCTCATTGTAAAATACATTGCTTGGTGAGTGCCCCATTCACCGCAGGACCCTCTGGCGTTCATGCGAAATTCCGTTTCGGCCCTGGCTGATATTAAGGCGATTTTCAGGGGAATTTCGAACGCCCGGCATTTCCCAACAAAAACGCACGCTTCCCGCCACAGAATGTTTTGTTTTGTCCTGGGCCTAATTTTTTGCATTTCATTTTTTGTTTTTATAACATCCTGTATTACGTCATCCTGGGTTTTGATATGCTCTTCTTGTGCCTTGATTAATTGGTTTTGCATCTTAATCAGAGCACCTAGATTCGCATTGAGGTGTAACAGTATTACGATGGAACATAACGATAGACCTAAGCATATCGCCAAAATATTCTGCTTGATAAACTCTTTGATAAACTCCCGGTTTTGGTATATAAAATCCATTAAGCGACAAATTTGTTTTATGCATTGACCCCAAATATTCCCGATAACACTCCAAATTTTTTCCACATGGTTCATAGTTACATCCTCCGCTATTTTTTATTTAATTTTCCGTTAATAACAGCTCTAGTTCTCTGAGCGCGCAGTCAATTCCACATTTTGAGCATTCTTCTGCCGATCGGCAACCGCTTGATTGATAATCATTGAGCAGTTCCCGCACCTTGTTTAATTTGCCCTCCAGTTCGATAATTCGGCGATTTTGATCCATTTTCTCTTTTGCTGCTCTCTCAAGTGCTAAATGTAATAAAGCATTTGTATCTTTTTCGGACCTAAAGCCTATGTCTCGGATAAGTGCTTCACCGTGCTGGCGAGTTAACTGTTCATATGATGCGCTGTTGATAATTGTCAATGACAACCTAATCACCCCCTTTTCAAATAAATAAAGTACATCCACCGCCTTTGTAATAATCAATCATATCTTGGGCCTCTTTCTCTGTCATTCCGAGGCACGATAAACATTTAAAATCGACTTTTTCAAAGGCACCGAGTTTTTTATTTAATCCAACAATGTTAATATCAAGTGTTTCCCCGCATGAGCATTTAAAAATATTAGTCTTAGCCGGTTTGACTTCTTCGGGTTCCAGGTGATCTAAGAATGGATGATTGGCCAATGTGCCGGGATCGCCAATCCAAACTTCTATTAATCCTCGATTGTTTAAAATCTCAAAATCATGTCGAGTCATATGTTTAGCCAAAAATGATGCCGGCTGCTGGCTTCGATTGTATGCCTCAATATTGCGATCTAAAATGCTATTCAAAGCATTATCTAACTCTTCAATACGAACTACATGTTCCTCGCCACTGGCTACTTTTTCATCAAAAATCCTGTTCCTTTCCGCCAAAACATCATCAAATGCTTTGACAACAGCGGCCGCATGCTCGTGATAATCCGGTGTTTCCATCCAATCGAAATATTCCTTATTGTTGATGTAGTTTTCATATAATGCTTGGTATCGAGCTTTTATCATTGCAGTTTCATATGCTTTTTTTGCGGCTGTAATCGGAACATTAAACTTGTTGGCCAGCCATTTGATTTGAGTTCCTTTCCCCTTCCCCCGACGAATGATGGTTGGAAATTCGTTTAAAAATAAATCATGAAGTATTGGAAATAATGATAACTGACCGACATCAACTGGAGTTTTACGATATTCCAATCCCCAACAAGGTTTATTACGGAGATAGTTATATTTGGCAGCCATCCCACGTTCATACTCATAATCAAATCGGGGTCTGCTGGCAATCAACTCATCACGTTTAGCAATTAATTCCTCTAATCGACTCACTCATTATCCCCACCTTTTATGGCCCCTGTTTCGCCTGGTGCTTTTCCGCTTCACCCCAAAGAAAGCTTCTTTTAACTCCCCGCAGGCCTCTTCCCATGGTGCTCGCTCTCCATTTTTGAAAACAAACAACGGAATTTCCGGATATAATTGCCGAAACTGCTTACACTTGTTGATAGCCTCCCTGGTCCACATCCCCTTGACTTCCTCGGCCTCCTGGCGCCCGTCTGGGTATGTAAGTAGGTGGTCCAGAACATAAACAACTCCTCCCGGCAATTTATATCGTTTCTGGCGCTCCGCCTTGATCAAGACCTTCCCCCGGACCAATAGCTGAAGTTCAAACCACCTGTTTGCTTCCGCCTGAGATTGAAAGTAGAGCCCATCGATAGTTACCGGTTGATTGTTATATTTGTTCTGGCGCTTTTCTGGTTTGTCATCAATGGAATCCAAGATCGCCTGTTGGTCCGGTTTCAATTTGACATTACCTTGAGCCAAGATCTCCTGTAGTTCTGCCACGCTCATTCTCACGGTTGGTCCTCTTCAATTATTGGGGCCTTAAGCCAATAAACCCCTATCTGATGTTCTTTTACAATCTGGACACGTATGTCTCCGGCCTCGGTTTTAAGGAGACCATCACAAACCCCTAATTCAATGGCAATGGGTAGATTCATCGCGAGAAATAATTCTTCTGGCTTTTTCCCATGATCCATTAAAATCCCTAAACTTTTGGTGATTAGATTAAGTTTTTCATTCTTATCCATGGTCTGCTCCTTAAATTGTTTTAATCATTGGCGGTAAGTGTTTGCTCCAGATAAACCAACCGTAATCTGTCGCATCATTGCTGGTTGTTTTTACTTTGTCGGAACATATGGGACATATTTTCGGAGTTTCTTGGAACCAATGATAAAGAAATTCCCATCCGCATTCTTTGTTCTGCACCTCATGTATGTACTGCAGGAACATAATTTGTAATGATAACCTCGCTTACTGCGCCCCGCAGATCACCTTTAGAGTTAATTGCCCGTTTTGCTTGAACTTCAAAAAAGTTAAACCTAAAATCGTTATATAATCCAGTAATGAAAGATGTATTAGCATTTGAAACCATCGTTTTTACCCCACGCTTGCCAAGTTCCAAACATAAGCGCATTAACCGAATCTGATCGTCTTTCCCAAATCCACTTGGAGTGTATGAAGTGAAATTAGCCGTATCGCTTATCGGATCATAAGGAGGATCAAAATATATAAAGTCCCCTTCCCCGGCATCTTTAACAGCTGCTTCAAAATCATCATTTAGGATCCGAACGTTATTGGATGATAAATAGCTCGAAACTGCTTTAATATTGTCGATATCAGGATTGAATCCGGTCTTATGTTTGCCGTAAGGTGAATTAAAACGTCCCCCTGAGTTAACCCGGTATAATCCGTTAAAACACATTTTATTGAGATAGATTGTTCGGGCAGCAATCTCCCACGGTTTAAACATAGTAGGCCAGTTATTTGATCGGTCCCATGATCTGATTCTGTAAAAATCCTCTTTCGTATCAAAATATCCATTTTCAAATTCTTTAATTAACTCTTCAGAATAATCTCGGATAACAAGATAGCATTGGATTAATTCGAAATTACTGTCATTTATGATGGCCCGTTTTGTCTGAAGCTCAAAAAGCAATGCCCCAGCACCAACAAATGGTTCAAAATATCGGTCGAATTCCGGAATGTATTTTTTTAACTCGGGAAGTAATTGCCGCTTTCCGCCAACCCATTTTAAGAAGGGGTTCGGTTCACTCATCCCATATCATCCCTCACTTTCTTAATTCTGTTTCTATTCTGGTTGTTTACTCAGCAGCATTTTTTTAATTTGTTCTTTTCGCACATTAACGCCAGGACACATAAAAACTCTAAATGCTGGCTTTCCACCGCCAAACTTTATATCCTGGTAATGCAGTCCATAATACATTGGTACCCCATCCCTAGTGACTCTTGTTTGACATGTTCCATCGCAGCGGATACACGCTAATAAGTCATTCAGTGTATCATTAAAATGGAGTTTATAATGGAATTCATATGGTGGTACGATGTATTGCATTAGTTGAAACTCTTCAAACCCTCTGAAAATAAGCGAGTATCGAGTCTTTTCATCTTCCGAATTTGATATTTGTTCCAATTTTTTTATAAATTGATCAGGTAATACCTTGGGAATCAAATCTAAAACCAATGTGGGCTCATTCAACCTTTTCACCTCCTAATCCATCAAGTACTTCGGGTGGTAATGCTGCCAAAATCTCCTGAGTTAATTTGTCACTTTGTTGCTTCTCATCGGCAGTCATCGCCGTTTGTGGTTCAGAATGACTGTTTCCCTTGGCCTCCAATAATGCTACTTTTTCTTGGATGGCTGGTAAAAAGTAATTAAATGTTCGGATTTTTGCTCCGGGATATTGGGGTTTGTAATGCTTAACAGTATCCTCCATAATCGCAATGATGATTTCGACCTGTCCCTTCGATATACGTAATGCCTTCCGCATATTTTCAATATCATTTGGACTTGGAATTTGTCGGTCAGTGAGCTCACCAAAACGTTTTTCAAGTTTATCAAGATCTTTGTAATAATTATTTTCAGTATTTGTGTCAGTTTTCGTAGGTTCGTCCGAAATTTTTGGAGGAGTTGTTTTTGATCCGGTTACTGCTACTGCTACTGTTTCTGTTACTGCTTCTGTTACTGCTTCTGTTACTGCTACTGCTACTGATTGGCCTAACCGTTGTATTAACCGTTTTAATAAGTCTTCATAAAACGGTTTCCAATGTTTTTGGATCGCTTGTTTGAAGTCATTTTCAAGTTTGGTTCGGGGTAACTCATCTAATTTTTCTATTGCCGATTTAACCACATTAGGATTGTCCAAAGGATTATGTTTTAAGTAATTAGGAATAAGGATTACAGAAACTGTTTCATCATACTTAATTAACCCTATATTTAACAGTTCATTAAACCCTTCGTTAAACAGTTCAGGTAGTAATTTTGTATCGTGTATTGCATATGGTTTGGGGATATAATAAAACCCTAACATGTTTTTATGTGGGGATGACATGAAATAAAGCATGATATAACTGGCATTAGCCGATATGGCTATGGTTTTTTCGTCAATCCAAAATTTACCTTCGATTTTTGAATACATAATCGTCCCCGCTTTACACACAGGCGGGAATATAACTCCCCGCCTGTATTAATATTTTAATTAGCTCGCTTGATCTAACGGTGTATTATCCTCAGTTTGATGTTCGCCGGTCGCATCCTCATTTGTAACAGATTCCATTGGTAATGTGGCAGGCAACATCTCACCTTCGCATTTCGGACACTTCGACATGGCTTCAGCCGTTTGAAAACCGCATTCCTGGCAAGTATAAACTTCCTCTTTATCCCACGGCTCCGGCTCTTTGGATTCATTAAGTGGTAGTGCCTTGGGTTCCTGTTGCTCTTGGCTATTAGGAGCATCGTTTTGAATGCTGTATTCTATGTCGATTTCATGTTCCGCGCCTTCTTTAAATAGCTCCATCTGTTCTTCTTCTTCACGCTTAACATTAATCCCATTAATATCAATCTCCAATTGATAATCTCCCTGGGGAGATCCTTTATGCTCGAATTTCTGCACCGAGGTCTTGGAGGTGACGGTCCATTTAAAGGCGGGAGTAATGATATCATTACCATTAAAATCTGAAGATACATTAATATCCACGGCCAGTTTCAGATTGATCTCTCCCGTCCGGACCGGGCCGCGAGTTAAAATCTTTACCAATGAGATCAAATGGTCATCGAATCCATGCTTTAGCTCATCAAACATCAGGTTATCAATCGATAATTTCAAATTCATCTCTCCTTTTTAGTAGTTAAACTACTAGTTTAACATCCGGCCTAAACATCGTTGCGGCCCCATTATCAAATGAAACAGTGTCAGCAGAAATGTAGGTAATAGTATGGGGTTCATCTAGTTTAAAAGCTGATGAATAACTACCAGATCCGGGTCTAGTAATAATCACCTTGTCACCAACCCCTGCGCCTAGCCGCTTTCTTTCGGCTTCATTCTCCTGCTGTTCATAATATTTCATATCAATCTTATTGCTTAAAATCTGATATTTATTACCCTCTTCATCTTGAACAAGCAGTAAATCAGGACTGCTTCCTGTATGATGAATATCATAATAAATAATTGAGCCGGACAATTTCTTGCTGAATAATGGGCTTTTTTCATCAATCACCTTAATGTCATAGTTCACTGCACATCCTCCTTTCCTCAATACCATCTTAAGCCTGTGCTACTAATATCATTTTCCCGGTAAGTGCCTGGATTTCTTGCTTAAACCTTGCTTCATCGCTGTTTCCGTCACTAAGGTGGATTAGATATATCACCTCGATCCGGGTAAGGTCATTGGCCTTTAAAAAATCTTTGGCCACCTGTAGACTCATGTGGGATCGCATCAGGCGCCTTTTATGTGCTTCCGGGAAATCTGGATTGTCCCAGATCAGGTCCCGATCATGGTTTACTTCCAGCATAATGTGGGTCAGGCCGTTGAAACGGTATTTGATATAGTACGTATCAGTTGCATAAATTAGCTTTTCTCCGGCTTGATTGGCAACCAAGTAACCTACCGGTTCCGCGGCATCATGCTGGGTATCAAACGGCATGATATCCCATGTACCGAGCCGGAACTGCTGCAACGGTTTAATGATGTTTACCCGGTGTCCCACTGTGCCGATCGCATCTGCCGACCCCTGGGTCATGTAACAGTCGATCCCCGCCTTCATGGTCTCTGAAACGCCCTTACAATGATCTTGATGTTCATGAGTGATTAATGCGCCGGCAATATCAGATGTCTGAAAATTGAGTTTTTTCCGGATATCCGGGAAAGGTATCCCACAGTCTAATAAGATCGGGGTATGCCCATCAGTTACCCAATAGGCATTCCCCCTGCTGCTTGATGCTAAAACTTTGATCTCCATTAGAAGCCAGGCTCCGCAGTAGTTTTAAATAATCCGTTTTGTGGTTGTGAGCTCGGTTGTGTGTCTATTTGAGCTTTTGGCTCGGGTTTTGGTGGTGGTGTCTCCTTCTCCTGTACCGAAGTAATAGATGGCAATCTTGGTTCATTTGGTTGTTTTTCTTCGCCAGTGGTCGATTCCGGAGTGATATCAATGGTTGTCATGTTGGCGTTTTCGTTAATCTCCTCATCGACTTCAACCTCGGCCATGGTAATCTCCATCTGCTTCGCCCGCAGATAGTCTTCATCAATTTTCTGGCTATCTATGGTGATGTCGTTATAAGCGGCTCGATAGATGGTTTTATAACACATCTTTTCATACCATCCTTCAACATGCTCTTTTCCGACTTTTTTGTTTTTACCAGTGTTTTCGTCGTATTCCCAGACATCCTTTTCGCCGCCCCAAAACTCAACGCTGGCATATTTGGGCTTGCGCTTCTGAATGTCTTTAAGAGTGAATACTACTAGCTTGTTTTTCTCAGGGGTATCTTTGTAAATGTGGTAATAAAAGCCACCCCGGATATCGCCGCGGTTAAACTCGTCCACTACCTCAAATTCAAAGGTTTCAATCTGGTTATTCCGGTCCTTCTTGAATGATTTGAATTTGTCGTTAGTGTAAACCAAATCCACGATAACCGCATCTGGAACCTCCAGGCCATATTTTTTAGCCCTGAGTTCGATCCCCCGGTACCCTTCGATAAAACCGATATCATATTGATTAGTGGTATTGTTTTTGTAGGGTACCATATTGATATGGTTTTTTTGAAGCGGATCAAGACCCATCCTGGCAAAAGACACCACATTCCTGGCCAACTGCTGCATATTGGCGTTTTGCCAAACAATCGGCAACGGGTCCTGATCCCTTTTCTTCGCCATCCGTTTAGTTTCAGCCATCTTTAATGTTGCATCGATGGCGATGAAATAATTTTGCGCCAATCTTTTCTGGAAATCAGTTAACGCTACATCACCGACTCCGCTGCCAAATTCGCGCAGGACTATTTGAGTAAAACGTTCACTCGGAGTTATCTGGGGCTTTTGTTGCTCCTGTAGCGCTGTTTGGTTGGTTTGACCGGTTTGTCCGGCTTGATTGGTTTGGGTAGTTTGCTTAGTGGTTGTCATGTTAAGGGCTCCTCCTTTGGTGTAATAAAATCTTGTTCCCAGGGATAATATGGTGCTCCGCTCAGCCGACCTCCTGTTCCAACCCTTTGCCAGCCATCTCAATCCTGAGCTTTTTATCCGGCTTGCTGACGAACAGGTTAATAATTTGGGATTTCATGAGTGGAATTTCGGTTACACTCTGGCGCTCATCAATGAATATCGGGACTTTAAAACCGTAAAACTCAGATAGGGTATTGATGATGTCGAGCCCAACAATAACCCTGTGACCTGTATTCAAACCACTTGAGTGTGGCACCCCATTGTAAAGAGATTCGCAGCACTCAGTCAGGCCTCCGTTGATTTGCTGATCGAACATTTTGAATCTGGCATACTTAAACTTGCTGCTGATCGAATCTTCCAGCATTTTAACCTTTGTCCGAATGAACTCCTCAGTGAGGAAAAGCTCTTTTTCGAGGCGTTCATATTCCTTGGCGAGTTCGCGTTCTTGCCTTTTCAATTCAGCGATCCGGGTTTCAGTTTTGGTCTTTAGCTCGAACTTTAAAAGATCGGCCCTCAATCCTTGGATTTTATAGTTTAACTCTGCAATTGCCCCAGTGATTTGTTCCATGGTTCCGGCGCTACCTGTTTCAAAATGCGCGATCTCTGCACTGAGCGTTTGTTTTTTGAGGGTTAGGGCTTCTAACTCGGAATCAGGAGCCGGCTCTTTCGGAGCGGGGATGGCGTCCCGTTCCCGTTCCAAGTTAGTCATTTTCTGAGTCAATTCTTTGATTTTGGTCTCTTCGCCAGTAATCTGTTTTTCAAGTTCCTCTACCTCGTTTTTCAAAGAGAACCCTTCTTCAGTAATCCGTTCCAGTTTCTCAGCTTTAACCCGGTTAAACTCCGCCAACGCCGATTCACGCGCCGATTGTAACATTTCAGCCGGTATTGCTTGCCCACATGTCGGACAAACCTCATCCTGGGTAATTACGAATATCTGATCGTTTACCGCATGCCATTGCGCTCTTTTATCTTCCCGGGCTTTTTGCTTGACTGCCAAATCATTTTTAATATTGGCAACCATTCGTTGAGCAGCACAAATATCGCCGTTCACATCCAATATTTTCTGACGATATTCATTTTTTTGATTATTTATCACTGTTTGCGCTTGATCGATTTGGGTCTGACGTTCATTTTGCTTTCTGGTGATGGCCAGTTCCAGGTCAAGGAGTTCCTTACGTTTAGCGGAGATTAGCCCCCCATTTTTAAGGTCAGCTAATTCTTGATTACGGCTGGCAACCTCGACGGTGAGCCGCTCGATCTCTGCGGCAATCTGTTCCTCGTTCTGTTCCGGCATGATAGGGATACTGCGGGTTGCTTCGTCAATCCGAACCGGGATCTTTTCCTTTTCTTCATTGACAATTGATTGCCGTGCTTTAACTATTTTGCGATGATCATCAAGTTTCCGGCCATTCAAAATGGTGGTTAATTCCGCCAATGCCTTATTGGATGCGATTACTTCTTCATCCGATAAATCTCGGCCGCCAATCTTCATCAGTACATCACGCCGTTTTTGCCAGGGGAATAATTTATCTTCGTTGAAATACATGGGATTTGTCAGCAATTTAAAAAGATCCTCACTGACAATCTCGGCGATTTTGGCATTGTATTCCTTCGCCTTAACTGGCACATCGTCAACGTAGTAATCAGTTGTGTGCCCGGTGAACTCCAAGTCTGCGCTGCCACGTTTTTTTGTCCAATTCTCGGAGTATACCTTGCGCAGTTTAAGAGGTTTTCCGTTAATACTTAATACTCCTTCGACTTCATGATCTAGGCCGGTTATGGACTTGTTGTTGGCGTCCAATGTTTTGATGTCGAAATCTTTTTTGCCCTGGCTGTCCTTATCGAGTAATAGCCAAGTGAATGCATCATATATGGTTGTTTTACCAGTGGCATTATCACCATAAATATCCACATTCTCGCCGTTTGCTAATAGTTCAAAATTCCGGATGCCTTTGAAGTTACGCAGCTTTATAGTAATTAGCCGTATTTCTATTGGCATTATCATTCCTCCAGTGATATAATTTTGTTAATCAAATCTTTCTTTTGCCTCCCGCTCAGGCGGGTTTTTTATTTCTCTGGCTGTTTGTCCAAATAAACCGTGGCAATCCAATCTGCTGCATGCATGGCTGCGATTTCCGGATATAAACTGGCCGCTTTGTTGACCGTTCCATGCTGATTGTTATCAGCGAATCCCCCCATATGCCACCGGATTGCCATCATTTCAGCACGGTTCATTTGAAGCCCCAGACCCTGCAGAATAATTACACTTTTCTCCCCGTGTCCGTATGGGATTTGGTCATCATGTTCATATATTTGCTTCTTTTCCCATTGGCCGGTATCCTCATTTTTTACATTCCGGTACCCGATTTTGTAAACATTGGTTTTGCTCACGTCGTGGAGTAGACCGGCAATAGCCACGGAATCTCTGGGAATATCCAAATGCATAGCTGCGACAATGTTGTTCAGCGTTTTGTAAACATTAATACTGTGATCAAGCAACCCGCCTGGATGACTACCATGGTATTTGGTGCTCGCCGGTGCCGTGTAGAAATCTGTTGTTGCCAACCAATCAAGGACCTTATCTATGCCGGGCCTACCTGTTTCTCTTAGCAACTGTTCAAAGATCACTTTTTGTTCCAACTTCATCACCTCGGATCATCTATGATTGGGTCTTTCACGTGTTTTTTCAAGCACTCTTTGCATACAGCCATTCCCATCACCTGTCCGGGAAGAGTTACGCTATATAAGGGTGTTTCTTCTTTTTTGCATTCAGAACATATTAGCGGGCGAGGTTGTTGATCCATCCTCTATCACCTCCTCATCAGATGCGATCTCTGCTGCCGGAAAGAAAAAGTCTTGCCACGTTTTTGAGATCGTATAAACTCCAGCAGCGATCAAAATGGCTAAAGGAATGAGTAAATACTCGCCACCGATGGCATCGTATCCTCTCATATCTCTGGCCCGATTAATCGCTTCAGGGGTAGCCCAAACCGCAAATCCTACTATGATTGCCGCGATTAGTCTTAGCATGATCAGATCAATCCTCCTTTCGCTTTCCATAATTCTTTTCGCCGGAATGTCATCCAAAGTGCCAATTCGTATGCTGTAACCACATATTTAGCGCCTTCTCTTATCGTAGGGAAGTCCGGACGGTTCATTATAGCTCGGACAGTGTTCTCACCAAACCCCAAGATCTGCATCAGATCATAGGTATCAAAAGCTGTTTTTCCAAATCTTTCAGTTAAGTGTGTCGCATAGATCGCAGCCCCGGCGAATGGGTTGGATGTTCCCCTCTTGACGATATTAGTCAGGTTTTTGACGACAGTTTCAAATTCTATTTCTTGCTCTGATTGATCATCAAGTTCTGTTAGCTTGTTGAGAATAGCGCCTGACATTCTTCCACCTCCAGGTTTGAATCATGTAATGATAGAGCGATAGTCGCGCTAGTGCATTGCTGCAATATGCGGCAAATCTGTTTCCATTGGTTTTCTTCCTCCGGATCAACTCGCCCATCAGATGCAATCTTTAGTAGATCCTTTTCGCACTGGCATACTTCCTGGATTGCATTCTGCAGTCGAATTACATCCGTCGAAAAGTTATAGGTTTGCAACTTTGGCAAAATCTTCGCGCCAATCGGGTTTTGGGTGACCATGTGGACATATGCGAGCGTTGGCGCTTCGTAAACGGTACTCATTAGAGAGACAACCTCATCCGGTGGTATGGCATGTCCATTTTCGTAGTCCGAGAGCGCCCTTAAACCAATAAATAAGTGCTCTATTGCCTGTTCTTGTGTTAAACCAGCGGCGATCCGGCATGTTTTGTAAATGGTCCTGTTTCTGTTGGGCATGGTTCTTATCACCTCCTTGTAGTAAGCTAAATTTAAGTTTTGTGATATAACTTGATGCAGCCAATTACTGTGTCTCCATGCGTTGGACAGGCTCGGATAAAAATCAGCCAGTTAAATTCCCGCTTATGCTTGAGTGTCGTTTTACATTCTGGAGAGCACATGTTATCAACTCCCTTCCCAATAATGGTTAAATTAGTTCCAAGATTCTTGGATTTTAGGTCAAAAATAATTTTGGATCGGCATCTAGAGCATTACAAATAGCCGCCAATTCTTCTGCATATATACGTCGTTTACAATTTAGCATAGCGCTAAATTTTTGCGACGACAGTCCAGCCCTAGCGGCGATCCTATTTTGTTTTAATCCACGATCTTTGATGTAGGCTTTAATTTTTACATTAACTTCCATTATAAAAAATCCCTCCTTCCAAGAATATTGGATTCCATTCCATTTTACTTCCAATAAGTTTGGATGTCAATATAAAAATCTTATAATCTTGGATAAACGCTCCATAAAGCTTAGACTTATTTTATAATTTTATATGAGGTGATTTTAATGCAACCACTAGCCGATAATCTGAGACACGCCCGCGAACGGCTCGGTCTGTCGCAGCTTCAAGCGGAAACCTTGACCGACATTGGCCACAAAACTCTCTCAAATTACGAAAATGATGTGAGTTCACCGAATCCCGAGGCACTAGTGAAAATATGTAATGCCTATAATATTTCAGCAGATACATTACTAGGCCGCCGGCCAATATCAGAACAATCGTTATCACCGAATGAACAATATTTAGTCAATGTCTTCCGAAATTTAACTCAAGAAGGAAGATCGTTTTTATTGCAGACAGCAAAGGCGGCCGCTACATGTTATCCATTGCAGCCAAAAGCGGAGGATATTAATGGGGAATCTAAGTAATCGCGGGCGAAAACCAAAACGCCGGACCCGGAAGGGTAATGGACAAGGGACAATATCTCTACGAGCTGATGGTAGGTGGATGGGCAGACTTGTTGTCGGTACTGACGAAAGCGGAAAATCAATCAGACCAGCAGTCTATGGCAAATCATCTGAAGAAGTCGATCTCAAGCTATCCGCGATGAAGATCGATCTAGGACTTGGTATTAATTTGGTAAGCAGTGATATGCTTTTCGGATTCTATTCGCGGCAATGGTTATCTCTTTATAAAAAGCCGACAATCACCGCAAAGACCATGGACTTTTATAACTTCGTTTTGAAGTGTTGTATTTGGCCATCTTTGGAAAAAACCGCCCTCAAAGAAATAACCGGCCCGATGTGTCAGCTACTCATAAACAAATTGATTGATGATGGGAAAAGTCATCGAACTCTATCTGCGACGAAACTTGTTTTAAACCAAATTTTTGAGCAGGCAATTGAGGACAAAGCAATCACTTTCAACCCGGCACGTAAACTTAAATTGCCGCCAAAGATAAAGAAAACGGTTAAATATCTATCTTGGAATGAACAAGCCAACTTAGAAAAAGCCATGAAAGGTACCAAGGCCGAAGCCCCAATCATGATCTTCCTTTATTCCGGATTGCGCTTAGGAGAATTAATCGGACTACATTTAACAGACATCGATCTTGGTGCCAAGCGGATTACGGTCAGACGCTCAATATCCGACGGCGGCCGCGCATTGTCCGTCAAAGTTACCAAAAACAGAAAAGAGCGAATAATTCCTATCCCTCAAATTTTGGCGAACGTCTTGCAACCGTTGGTTGATGCCGCCTCTGGTTCCAATATTTTATTCCCATACCCAGAAACCAAATGGTATTATAATCCCTCTACTTTCCGGGATTTACTCTATTTTTATTGCGACACAAAAAAAATCCCGCATATAAATCCACATGCATTGCGCCATACATACGCCACACGTTTACTGGAACGTAGGGTCCCGCTCCGGGTCGTTATGGAGCTGCTTGGTCATAGCAGTATTACGGTAACGGCCGATACTTATACCCATGTTATCCCACAGATAACTGAACATGCGGCTGCTGCTCTGGATGATCCATATCTCCTCATCGATCTGCCCACTGATAAGCAATCTAAACAATTGTTCGAAACAAAAAAACCAAAATTATTACGCCAAGGTGGTCAAATAAAGGATCGATATACCCAAAAAAGTCAAAGGCGCCCCAGAAAAAAACCAACAAATCCACTGACTAATTAA